CCTTAAGCTTTCGACTTACAGCGGTGAAGTGCAGGATATAACGCGGGTTGCCATTAACGTCATTGTTAGCGCGCTCAAGCTTGATTTCTTCATTGAATAGGGTTTGAGTAAGGTTTGTCATGTTCTTTGATCCTGTGCAATTTTAAGAGGTTTTAGAGGGGGTTTACCATTTAAATCCAGCGCCGATTATATCCGCTTTAAATGCCTTCATGAGTTCAGGCAATTGCTGCATTAAATACGCTTCATCTTGCAACTGTTCTAAGGTTGCGTCTTGGAGGCAGGCAGAACTGCGGGCAAAGTCCAGATTGCCTTGTTTAGCGTGGTAAGTTGTATTTTCAATATAATACAATGGCGCGTTTGAATTGCATAAATGCCAACGAATAAGGTGCTTATATTCAGGAAAGATCCGTGCTGCTGCATCATGCTGGCATCCGCCGCTAACCCATTCATAAACTGCGGTAGAGCCGTCATCTAGGGTGATTTTTTTCAAATCATGTATTTCAAAGTTGCGCTTTCGCGTCTTTTCTAAAATGTCAAGGGTAATTGCGAAAGAATTATGCCCGTTGCCGCATGAATCATCCCAGCGCAGATTCAAGATATAAAGCATGTTGCCCTTAAACTTTTGAAGCTGTTTTGTTTGACCTTAACTGTTTTGCTATCTTTAAAAATAGCGATTTCATGAGTTTTCATTTTAAATGTCCTTTAAATATAAGGTAAGTTTTTAGGGAGATGAGATTCTAAATAGGCCAGCAATAAAGCATTATATTCTTCATCAGCAGTGTGCTTATTATAAAGCGCTATAATAGCGTCCTTATCATAAGGCTCATATTCATCAAAACCATTGCAATCATAAGCGCCAATTTCTTCCAGCTGTTCACCGTTTAAATTAACTGTAACATTTATATAAACAGGGCTGTTATAAACAATATTTTCTAAATACTTCGCTGTGATATAGCTTTCAACTTCGCCAACTAGCATGACTTTAAATTCCTGCCCTTGGCTGTAACCTGTGCCGATGAACGTATAATCTAACTGGTAATAGCTACATTCTTCACTAAGCTTTTTATAATAATCTAAATTGCTTAAGTTTTTAAGCTCATTTATTAAATCTGTCTTAGAATATTCTGCATCAAAGTCTATACCAAGTTCGCTTAAAATGTCCTGCAAAGCGTCTTTATTTTTCTTCTTAAGCTCGTTGGCAGTAAAGTGCACAGCATTTGCAGTTTTAGTATCTGCAAAAATAACCATGTAATCTAAACCATTGCGGTTATGGCTGAAAACGGAACGGCCTTCCATTTCATTTTTAAAGTCGTCATAATTTGTGCTGCAATTGTCATAAAACGCATTATGTTCAAAAGTATAAAACGCAATGCTATTTGCAGCTAAGATTGGCATTAATTCAGCCAAATCACCGATTACTGTCTTTTCCATTTTAAGATCCCTGCATGTTAGGTCAATTTAATTTAGTGGGTGATCTGTTTATTTTAAATCACCCTAAAATTAAACTTACTTGGTTTTCATAAGCATTTTAGATAATGCTTTAGGCTGCTGCGCCTTTGGTTTGATTAGTTCTTTATCTGATTGAATTATTTTATCAATCTTCCAGTATGATGAAGTATTATAGTTCTTCAGCACCTTTTCATGATGCGCTATTGCGTGTTTAATCGCGTGTTTCTTTGCCTCTTTTTCAGTATCAAACATAATGTTGAATCTATTTTCTGTTTTAACATTTACAACTTTAGCAATATACATTTTAGAACCTTCACTTTTAAAGATTAACGGCTGTTTTCATTTGAGAACTTTAATTCAGCTAATAAAGCTGCATCATTTTTAATAAACTGCACTTGTCCTTTGGTTTGATTGTTTACTTGATGAATCGCTATGCACCTAAGCGGCTTAGGTTGTTTGTCTTTCGATCTATCAAAAGTCTATTCGTACAAAACGCTGTAAGCGATTGGAATTAAAAGCAATCCATCTATAAACAATCTTAGTTTTGAGTCTTATATGGTAACTCACCAGCCTAGGCTAGTAATTCGACAACGGACTTTGCAACTTTTCACAGTAAGGCTGTGACATTATGCTTTGATACTCACCCGCTAGGGCTTTCATAACCAGTAACCTAGAACAGCTTTTCCGTTGTTCTTTGGTATGAATGCAGTATATGGAATATGGTAATTAAAAGCAAGCAATCTATTTAAAATAACTTGTAAATATGTCTAAGAATTTTATAAGTGTATGTTTTCAAAAGAATTAAATATTCAAATTTTATTAATTATTTTCAAAATTATTTAGTCTTTAGATCAGATTCAGCCATTACTAAACTGTTTATAGCTAAAAGTAAGTTAAACCTAGCTTTTATATATACGCACACGCACGTATATCAACTGGCAGTTAATTGTCAAGCTATTTGTCAATATTTTTGTAAAAATAAGGGTATTCAAAAACCCTGTAGAAAACTTATAAGAAGAATAGAATAGCAACTTTCAAAACCCCTCCCTTAAATATTTTCAAAGGCACAGGTCTGGACTCTATCAGGGTTTCGGCAGAATATTTTAGAACCGACAGGTCTGGAACGAAATAACCCTCCTACAGAAAGTTCCATAGGAGGGTTTGATATTAAACTGAATTAAAAGGCTGGGATCTCTTTCATCTTAGTTAATCCAGCTTCTTCTACCTCTCGCAGCGCATCTCGGCATGTACGCAATTGCATCTTATGCTGACCGAAGAACCCAGTCGAAGGCGCAGCAATAGCATTGGAGAATAGTAAATCAAAGCTGTTATTTTTCTGCTGGACTGGAACAACTTCAAGAATGTTCCAATGATGGAAGCGCTGAAGCATTTTAGTACGGTATTTCTGCTGATAACCGTACAGATCACCTACTTGGATCAGCAAGTTCTGTTTGTTGCCAAGTTTGAACAGGCTAGTCGTCCAGATTGCAACACCATCTGACCATGCTTGACAGATATTGTAGGCGAAGTTGTCAATGTTTAAGGTTGGTGTCTGCATTGCTATCAGCTGGAATACAAGACCACGGTGCGTAAACTCAAACACATGCTGAACAAGCGGATTCTGTGTGTAGTTTAAGAAGGCATCATCCATAAAAGCTACATTTGCACAGGTAGGATTTAGCGGATGATTCAGCAGTTTGATCTTCATCTTCGGAAAGATTGATTCAAGTATCTTCAATGTAATCTGAGCGCTCTCTGCATTACAGCTGGCAGAAATAGGTAAATGAAAGAAGATGTCAACATCTTTTGCTAGGGTGTTATTGAACCAGTCACGGGCAGCACCGCCTGCAATGATAGCCTTAGTATCAATACTACGAAGGGTGTCCAGAACGCCTTTAGCTAGAAACATCTGCTTCATAACAAAGCGATCTTGGTTATACGGTATTACATAAGACACATCTGGCATACCTAAAGCAACGGGTTTATGGTTTAACAAAGCTTCATTGTGCTTGTTCATGGTTTCTCCTTGGTTTATTGCAATTGTTAGCTAACATGCTTAGATAAAAGGCGCAGAAGATGTTAAATAGCTTTAAATTCAACTATTGAAGGCAACTGCGCTTATGATTTCCAGAAAATTCGACTTTTGAAATTGAAAAGTCTATATGATTTTTAGGATTTTGGAGGATTTAGTGCTGAAATTTTAGATAAAAAATTAGAATCTTCAGGTAAATCTTCAACTGCTTCAACTAAAAAGTCAATCAAGCTTAAGCGGGCAACAAGATTAGCCCCTACCCATAACGGTTCAACTGCATTTTCCTTAATTGGGTAGTTAATGTCCCCTGAAAACTCAGGCCATTGCCAGCATAATTCCTGTACCAGTCCGTAAGATACAGCAGGGTAGCTCACATGATCTGCTAATTCCTTCTTCCACTTATTACAAATGCCAAAGTTTGTGCTGCTTTGGACAGTGTAGTCTCCATTTAGAGCCTTTTCCTTAACTTGCAGTAAAGTTTTCTTCAATAACACCTTAGTTACAGGCTGCCCGACATGGTCAAACGGAGGGAAATACATCCAGTAGATGTCTTCTTCACTAAAACCAGCTTCCTTCAGGTATAGCTTGGCGTCAGTTACACTTGGGAACAGCTTCAGAAGCCCTTCATCATCCAGCAGGTATTCGCTAGGATTGATACCGATGTTGTCAAACTTACGAGCAACACAGACTTGATTGCTATTGTTTTGCATATTGTTTTGCATATTCTTCCTTTAGATAATAAAAAGGGGCTTGCGCCCCTGTGCTTTAGTGTCGATCAGTAATTGCGGTTGTCCCAGTGCAGAGCGCCGCAATCAATGCTAATAATTTGTTCAAGGTTTACGCTTTTAAACTTCTTGACAGGGTTCTTTTCATCATGATCATAAATCTTGATCAGGTGTTCAGGGTTCTTATGGCCTGTGCCTTTGATGCCTACGTGGACACCATACTGACCGCGAAGACGGCGTACACTGCCATCCGCTTTAGTGAAGTTGATGACAAAGACTTTGTTCTTAATCTGGTCTTCAATGAAAGCTTTCGCTGATTTAGCCATATCAGAAAGTTGACTTACTTGCTCAATAGTTTGCATACGTTTTGTCCTTGAATTTGGGTTTAGGTTTTCAGTTTACACTGTAATTATTCAGATTACAAGCTACTGTCAGACAGTAACAGCATCATTACCGTTAAACAACTCACGCAGCTCTTGCAGACGCTTCTCATTGGCCTGAGAAACCTCATCAAGCACTTGAGCTGTATGAACATGCAGGCGGAGCTTACTGCTACGGAGATTCGCCAAGAGTGAAGGCATCTCAGTCTGTTCTTGTTCAAGGACAGCAAGTTCAGCTTGCATTTGTTCTTTTGAAACGGTTGTAACCAAGTCCTTCATATAGGCTTTAGGGCAGAAGGTTGGGGCTGGGTTGTTGTTTGAACTCATTGGGTGTTTCCTGTTGTTTCTTGTTGTTCCGTTTGTGTAGCGGTATTTAAACCGTTTTTTACTGCTCTGTAAAGTTATTTATCTGTTCAGTTGCATGTTTTTTAAACAATTGAATCTCAAGAAGCTGAGCTTACTGCACTCAAACAACTAAGCCCCGAACGAGTCGGGGCTATTTAAGACTAAATTATTAGACAGATTGCTTTGACAGCATCTCTAGGTTATGGTAGATGTCCTTCACAAGCGCTAGACCTTCCAGAATTTCTTGAGCTATCTCCTGTGTATAAGCTTTGTTGCTGAACAGGTGAGCAAACATTGGTTCTTCACCAACCTTGAACTTTTTGAACTGAACCACTTCTTTTGTTTTACGTTCAGTCACACCGCGGTCATTGTCCATGACGTCACGGAAGTTCGCATAAGGCTTAGTGTCACCTTCATATTTCACTACACGAAGGTAGGCTTTCTCTGCTACCCCGTATAAACCTTTGTTGTAATCTAAGACGACCTGTGCAACTTCCTTCGCCGCAGACACTTCACGTTGCCATACAGCAGCAGCTTCCAGTGTATCGAATGCAGAACCGTCTTCTGCTACATATTCAATGCTTGAAGATTTCTCTGTGTACACGACAGCAGGATCAATTACAGTCTTGTCTTCTTCAATTACAAGGCCAGTAAGTTTAGTGCCTGTGCGTTGTAAGGTGTCAAAACTGATCTCTTGGCGAGAGAACTTGCTGAGAAGCTTAATATTGTCAGGGCGGAAGCCTAGATCTGGGTTTTTCATCTCAATGATGAGGCCGCCTTTAGGTACATAGCCGTTCAGCATGAGAATAAGAGATTTGTAGGCAATGTTTACGGCATTGAAGCCTTTACGAGCTGTAATATATACAGTGTCATTGCTTGGTTTAGGGTATTTAACATCACCCTTATCTATGATGTAGCCTTTAGTTGAAACTTCCAAGCCATTTACACCGTCAATAGTGTAAACAAACTCGTTTCCGTTGAAGCCGTAGTTGACTTTAGCCCCTTTAAGAAGCATGTCTTTGATGTTTTTGTTCTTAGCAACAGTGTTAGTAGAATTAGTCATGGTGCAGCTCCCGTTTGATTGGATATTTATTAACCTATAACCAGACTATAAAATAACCAACCAAACGTGTCAACAACTTTTTAACATATTTTTAAAAATATTTATTAAGGTACTACCCGAACCTCTGCATAAGCAGCGATATGTGCTATTTGCTTATCCGTATCAAAGCAGATGCTGTAAGATCCGTCTATTCTGTCAAACGTCAAGACTTCAGGAAGAAGCTCGTTTCCGTACATGATTCGGAACTTCTGGCCTTTCGTCAGCTGGTATAAAAACAACTTAGCCATAACTCATATCCTTGCGACTAGCTTAGAGCCGCTGCAATAGAAAAGGTCGGATGAAGGTTTCAGCTGTCTTATAAAGGGCTTTATCAAAACCTTCATGATCTGGGATGATTATACCATCTCGCTTCATATCCACAAGCACATCTGCAACAAATTGCGTGGTTGCGCTGCCAATATGTTTAATCGTCAGCTCATCTGTTTTAGATTCCAAGGAAGCGAAGCGGTTATCTGTCATGTAATCCTGAGACTGAACCAAGATTTCCATTACATCATCTGGCAAGACAACCTTTGGTTTAGGCATCTTGCTTTGCTTCTTCTCGGAGAACTTCAGTGTCTTCTTCTTAAAGTAAACACGGTCATTATCTTCATTTGGAAACCAACAAGGGATCACAGGTTCAATCACAATACCTTCAGCTTCGCGGTTGCGGAGTCCTGCAATCATGTCTGGATAGTCAGACAGCAGATTAGATTCAAACGTTTCATTCGCTTCTAAGGCTTTCTGCAAGTCCGTGTAAACACCAAGCAAAGGTACACAAGGGATGCCATGTGTGTCAAGATCAGCGCGCATAGCTAGTTTATTAACTGGCACACCATCTAAGGCCATATCAAATGCAACCCAGTCCTGCTCTTGAGCATAGTCTACACCAGTCGCTACATTACCGCCAAACAATTCACCCGTTACAACCAGCACATCGCAAGAGTCTGAAAGAGAACGGTACAGGTTTTCTAAGCGTGTACGGTATTTTGCTAAGACAGGGCGGAAGTTATAGAACTTTTCCCCTTCTTCAATAAACCTGTTACGGCTTGCTGGTGTGATATTGATTGAAGAACAAAGGCCAATACCTTCCACTGCAACTTCAACTTCTTCGATCCAGAAGCTTAGGTTAGCTCCATGCACCTTTTCAGTAGCCTGCCACTGACGTTGATCGAAACCACATTCAATAGCAACCTCCAGCGGCTTTTGCTGGAAGGTGTTTACAAGAGAAGGGAAGCGGGTAAATTGCAAGGTTTTCATAAAATTTCCTATTGTTTAGTTTACTGCTTTAGCAGCTTTGCGTTTGTTGATTTCTTTAGAAAAGAGCTTTTTAACTTTCTTCGCTTCTTTCACCCACTTTGAGATTTTTACTTTGGAAGCATTACCATCCCAAAGCTCGTTTGAGTCTAAAAACAGATTTCGAGTATGATCTTCAAAATAATCATTCAAACCATATAGCTGAAAATGCTGGTCTACAGCGGAAGAACTCCAATCTGTACCAGTCAACCATGCAAACATGCATGCTGTGCGACTGTGCATATTAACAGTTGCACTTTGGTTTTTAGTTTCAGCACTTTTGATCATTTGCTTTAACACTTTTCGTGTAGTTTTTAAAGCTTTAGTTTTCATCTTATTTACCTTCCTTCCACTGGAAGCTAAAAACTTCTTCAGCAGTATGTGATTTAAGTTTCGCCAGAATATGATCAATCAACGACAAACGGAGTTCTAAGGCTTCACCAACCCATTTAGGTTTATGCGTATAGTAATCAACCTTTCCTTTACCAATTGGATAAAGCGCAGCACCACTGAACAGAGGCCAAGACGGTGCTAGTTCTAAAACCAGTGTGTAGATAGGTTCACCATCGAGAGATGCTTTAGCCCACATTCCGCAGATACCAAATTGAGCGTGATCTGGATTTTCCTGAACGTGATCTGGATTTTCCTGAATGTGTTTAACCATATCAGAGTATTCACCGTTCAGCGCTGCTGTCTTAACGCGCTCCAAAGCTGCGATAAGGTTTTGCTTACGATCTTCTGTAATTGCTTTCATACTTAACTCTCCTTAAGTTGAGACAATATTACTAAAGGTTCTTAGCTAGTGCAAGCTATTTGTTAAAATAAAGGCAATAAAAAAGGATGCCGAAGCATCCTTTAGTTTCTTAAGTAAGCAGTAACATGATCACAATAAACCAAATTAACCAAGCCATAAGCGATTCCGAATTGTAAACAAAGTTTCAAGATTAAAGACTTCAGAGTCTTTAAAGATCACTCGAAGCGCGCCTTGGCTTTCACTGTCACGGGTACAGCAATCAGACCAAGAAATCACCTTGTTGCCTACTGTGACAACCATTAGAAGACCGCGGGCAGACTTCTTAGAAGTGTCAGTTTTAGGTTCTTTGTAGATTGGCTTGTCTACAATGTTACCTTCAATTTCTACAATTGCATTGGTCGCTTTGATTGCCATGCCTAAGTGGTCGCGGCCTACAAGGTTCAAGCTGTAAGAACCTACACCAAAGACAATGTTCGTGCTGGCAAAACCCTTAGCTTCCAAACGAGACAGAATCTCATGCTGGCGCTTAAGTGTAATGCCGTCACCGTAGATCATGCCGATGTGTGAATCAAGAACCTTATAACCCAGTTCATTCACAGTACCGCCGAAGATGTCCCAAAGTGCTTCGATAGTACCTTTATGCTCTACTGAACGTTCAATTTCAGTGACAACGTGATTGTATTTTTCATACTGGTCAAGGTAATAATACTGCTTGTCATGGCGATTCCATTCAAAGTTAGTAATGCTTACATTATACAGTTTACCATTCCACTTGAAGTTCAAGCTGTGTTCGCTGTCACCGCATTCACCGTGCGGAGTGCTTTCAGCAAGGTCATCATGGATATAAGCAGATGTTGAGTTAACAAAATCATCGTAAGTAGCAGCATCTTCCAGTGAAATTTCAATGTAAGCGCTTTCTTCTGCACCGCAAATCACTTCAACTGGGTCGCCAGAGTCACCACGGACAACAAATTTGCCATCGCGTTCCATGATTTTATCTTTCACACGCGGTAAAACAGCGCCAACCAGTGTCCAATAGTCAAAAGAGTCGCTGACGTAAGAGAAAATCCCTGTTGGGAACTTCGACAATACATAGCGGACGTACATTTCTTCTGAAATAGCAAGACCTTTCTTCAGCTTTTCAGCATAAGTTAAGATACCCATTGTAGTTACAGAGTGTTCCCCTGCACTTACAGAACCAGCTAAGACACCTGATTTGTTAGATGTTCCATAATAACGCTGAGCGTAGTCTAATGAAGGCATGTTGTCTGTACCGCAAGACGATAACAAGAATGCACAACCATTGATTGCCGCTGACTGCCAACCTGAAGCCCCGCGTACATGGAAGTCGTGGTTCTGCCATTCTGTACCTAACAAGTTGCCATTGGTTTTCAAGGCAAATTCATTAGTCTTCAAGCGGAAGAAGCGCGCCATTGTAGCAATGGTTAAAGGCTTCCAGATCAAAACAGAAAGTAATGTTTCCAAATAGTTAGGAAGCCATTCAAATTCTGGAAGCGTATTGCGGATTGTCAGGAACGGACAGCCAATCGGCGCAAGCGTACCTTCTGGCAATGCTTTGACAACGATAGGTAAATACCCAAGGTCATGCAACTTTTCAAAGTGATCGAACTTGTTCCAGCCGATGTAAGGGACGTGAACGTCTTTCATTTCCCGCATCACTTCAGATTTAAAACGGTCAAAGAAGCCAGTTTTAAACAGGTGCTGCATTTCAAGAATAGCATACTGTGTACCAAAGACAACGTATTGATTGTCCCAAGCTGCACCAACCATGTTCTGCATGTATTTACCGAAGCGCGCAGTAAAGTTTGAGTAGATCTCTTTTACACCTTCAATTTCAAACTCAATATGACTGACTTTGTAAGAGTCAGTTAAGAAAGTAAGCGGGTTGATTGGGCGGCCTACATCTGGGATGAAAGCGTTGTTGTTTGGGTTTTTGTAAAGTGGCGCTTCAAATACTGGGGTAAATGCGTTCATGTAAATCTCCTTGGTTTGTTAATTGATTATGCGTTTACTAGGTAAAGCACTTTGACACGTTGCTGTTCTTCGCCTGTCAGCTGTTCATGTACACTGCGCTTCATGATGTAAACGTAAATGTTTGTATAAGCCTTTAACAGCTTAGGAATGGCATCATTCGTAAATAGGCCATGTGAAACGTAAAGGTTTGGACGAGATAACTGCGGGTAGCTTTCCTGAAGAACTGAAGCCAAACCTAAGAATGTGCCACCGCCTTCACAAAGATCATCAACAACGATATAACGCTTGTCTGGATCAATAGTGTAAGCTTTTTCAACATACTGCCCTGTAATCTTGCCATTTGTCACATCACGGGTTTTGTTCATGACAATAGCGCCGCGCTGATTCTTCACACATGCACCTTTATCGGGTACGATTTGAAGCATGTCATCCAGTTCTGGATAAGTATTCTTCATGTGCTGGAATAAGTCGTATTGAGTTACAGTGTGCGCAGGGTGACTGTAGTCAACTAAAACTCGGCTATGGCAATCTACATAACGGATGATTGAAAACTTCATTGCGCGAACAAAATCCCCAAATACTTTAGCGCCGAAAGAATCGCTTTGGTCATCCAGCATTACACGGTCATAGCGTGAATACATTGGTGAAGTGATAGTAAGCACAGTGGTAATTGCGTTGTTGCCAGCTAAGCGGCACACAATGTCTTTCATTTGTGCAACTTGCATCAAATCATTCATGTTTTCTAAGTAAGCTTCGATGTAAACTGAAGAACCTTTCGTAACAGCTTCAGGGTTTTTCAACTTAACAAAAACGCTTCCATCTTTAAAAGTCATTACATCGAAATCTAAATCTACTGTTTGAATACCTAGGTAAGCAAGCTGTATAGTGCTTGGAACAACTTTAGCTTGAATCTTTTCAACTACTTTCACTTGAATCTCCTTGATTCGTTGTACATAAAACGGGTGCTTCTACTTATAATGAAAAAGGGATGCAGCCTTGTGAGCTACACCCCTTCTAATTTACGCTGTAATGCGTTTTCCGAACTGTTTGATCGCAGCCCGACCAACTACAGCGGCAGTGATAATCGAAGCTGTAATGACCGCTGTGTGTTCACCATCACCTAGTACCGCCGCAATCGCAGGTTCTTTCAACAGCATCTCTGCACCGACAAAGGCAATCAGAGCGCTACCCAACCAGATGATGACTGGAAATTTGTCAATCAAAGCAACCAAACCTTTCGATGCGAAGATGATTACAGGAATTGATAGTAAGATACCAAACACTGTGTAACCGAAAGCATGATCGCCTGTACCTTCTGCTGCGCCTACCAGAGCGACTACGTTGTCCAGAGACATCATCAAGTCAGCAAGGATAATGGTTGTCGCTGCACCCATCAAAGTAGGTTTAGCCTTAACATCTGGATCGTTGTGGTCATCGTCTGTCAGCATTGTGTAAGCAAGATACAGCAAGTAAATACCCGCAAGCATCTTAACAAACGGTAAACCAACTAACCAGAAGCCAATGAACAGGAAGGCGATCCGCGCGGCAATCGCACCAGCTGTACCAATAACCACAGCCTTATTTCGAAGTTCAGGGGCTAAGGCCGCACATGCTAAGGCAATTACAATAGCATTGTCAAGACCAAGGATAATGTCAATACCAACAATTTTTAATAACACATCCCAATGAAGGGTTGTAAAGAAGGCTACAATGCCTGCTAAAAATTCCATTATTTATTCATCCAAGTTACAAGTTGTGGAGCAGCCAGCAGCTGAGCGTACAAGTCTTCATCTGAAACACGTTCAAGACTACGCAACTGGTTTGGCGTGTAGTTCAAGTACATGGTGTGCGGCGCTGTAGCAAACGTTTCCAAGAAGCTTACAGGGCGAGTGTTCACGCTGATAAACACAATGAACACATTGTCCTGCATCAATTCATCCAACTTAGCTTTCGCTTCTGAAGCGCTGTCAGGTTGACCATCTGTAACAAAGAAGAACAAATGCTTCTCTTTGCTAGGTGCAACTGGTGCAACTGGTGCTGGAGCAGGCTCTGCAATAGGCTCTGAGCGACCAAATAAACGCCCAAGGAAGCCAGCGGTCTTTTTAGAACCTTGCTGAACTGCTTGAGTAACAGCATGACCTTCTTGACAAGATTCAATCATCAAAGTAAATGCATCAGCATAGTTGGTTGAGTAACCAAGTTTGCCGTTGCTGTATGGCATGTGTTTCTTAATGTAAGCTGCATAGTTTGCTGCAGTGATCTGAGGCAACTGTTTAGCACGACTACCGAAGGCATAGCTGTCAAGCACTTTGTCTTTGTCAAACAGCATTGAGAATGGTACAAAGCGATTCATAAGCTGCTGTGTGTAACCATCGCGGTGTTCATCTTCAAATGAACCTGAAACATCCATTACCATGTGTACTTGACACGGAAGGATTTTTGCAACTTCATGCTTTTCTAAAGCAAAAGACAAAGCTTGCGTTGATTTTTGTAAGTCAAATTGTAAAGCCATTTTATTTATTCCCAAAACGTTTGTTAAATTCTTTTACTGCATCGTCAGCCCATGATGTAGCTACTGCCAGTTTCACAACACGGCTGTCGTTAGACACTGCAACAACCATATCGCACCAAAGCTGTCGTGACTGAGATCGTATCAATTCTTCTTCTCGAAGATTGTCAACTTCCTCTTTCTTTTCCATTCCAAACTGCATGTTACTCTCCTTAAAGGAGGACTCGTTAGCTAACAAGCCCTCCTAGCAGCATGTTATGCCAGCAAGTTTAAGATGTCTTGGAACGTACCATTGATACCAACAGCCACTGGTTTGAAATCCCATGCGCCAGTTGCAGCATTTTTAACAATTGAACCCATTTGAACCATGTCATACTGATCAAAGTCATTAGTCAAATTAGCAGTCAAGAGAACTTCGCCAGCATCATCTTTGATTACGATCTTCGCATCATTGACATCTTTGAATTTGATGCACAATGGAGGATGCGCTGTAACAAAGAAGCCAACTTCATCTACATCAGACGGAAGCTTAGACATTTCAATTGTTAAAACTTCATCTGGCACTTGACCGTTTACAGTTAAGCCTGAGCGCTTATCGCCTTGGTGAACCATGCTACCAACTTGGTTGCGGAACGCGGCTTTACTGCCTGCAAAGTTGTTTTTGCTTGGATCATCAACCTGTACCAAAGTAGGGTTGTATGTTGACAGGCACATTTCACCGTCTTGACAATGACCTTGGCGAAGGCCAACAGCATGCGCGTCTAAGTCGTGTTTAGAATCCCAGTAAAGTTCAACGTGGAATTTGTTGTTCTTCGACATAGCAAACTGTAAAGGTTTTGCTGATTGGTCTTTAGTTAAGTCAAATTGTAAAGCTGGCATTGTGTATCTCCTTGATACTAAAATTTGTTAGGTAGTGTGCAACTGACCTATTTCAATTACACACAAATGTCTTGCTACTTAGGGCAGATTAGCCTTTACCGTTGTTTACAGTAATGCCTGCCGCGTTGCTGCGGTGTTCTTCGATAGTAACGCGAGCTTCACGTTCTTTCTGCAAGTCTTCACGGCCTTGTTCCAGCTGAGTGCGCAACAGTTCAATTGTTGTCTTGTCAGATTTCGCGTTTGCAATGTATTCTGCAACAGTTACTTTATGCTCAGCCTGTACTTCTGCAAGTTCACGTTCAGCTTTCGCACGTTCGATACCAACAGCTTTGCCAACTTCTTTAGCAACAACGTCTTTATTGTCAGCTACAGCGCCTGCAAGGTCGTCTTTCAGATTTTGAAGGTCTTTTGGATTCACAGCAGTAAGGCCAGCTTCACGAAGCAATGTATTTAAAGTTGAGTCACGATTATCACGAACTGCAATGCGCAAGTTGTAATTTTCAGTATCAAGCTTAGCAGCATAGTCGCCAACCAATGCATCCAGTTCAGCGCGCTTGTCTTCAGTTTGAGTTTGAAGTTTAACAAGTTCAGCTGTAGCTAGAGCAACAGAGTCGCCTAAACCTTTTAAGACTGTTTCAGAAGTTTTAACTAAAGCCGCTTCAGCAACTTGCATTGCTTTTGTTGCGCGTTCAGTATTTAAAGTTTGAGCAGTAGCTTTAGAGTTAGTAGCCATTGTGTAATTTCTCCTTGTGAGATTAAGTTTTGGTAAGTAAGCGAAACTAATTAAGTGTTTCGTTGTTAACGTGGCGTATCTTACTAAATAACTTCTACCGCGTCAACAACTTTTTTAACTAATTTCTAATTTATTTCCAGCATTTGTTTAACATCTTCTGTAGCTTGTACCAGAATTGCAGACGCCTTAGCATAATCTTGCTGAGACTCAGCTTTTACTGTAGCAAGGTGGTTATTAAACTGCTGCCACTCTGCTACCAACTTGCCTGCATTCTCCGCTTCACGAAGACGCGCAGTGCTTGACATGCGTTCTGCTTTAATGGTTAGGTCTTGTGTGACTTTAGTCGCCATTGCTGCTGAATTAGCTTCAAGCTTCTGTGCTGCTTCCGTACTCAGCATGCCTTTCTGCGCTTCAATAGCTGTCCCGATTTGCATCATGTTAGAGCGAATCATTGGGAAGCTACTTGCCAAAGTATTTTCACTCTCCTTCATCAAAGTTTTACAAACTTTAATAAGGTTGGTGTTCTGCAAGACAGTAATCGGCAGCTGTAACAAGGTTTTATGCAAGATTAAGCGTTTATTCTGAATATCATCTGAAATACGCTCATAGTCCTGCATTTTCTTGTTTACGGTCAACTCAGTCAACATACCTGCATTGGCGGCCTTAAAGTTTTCTACTTGATTTTTGTAAGAATGCTCTAAGTAAACTGCCAGTGCAAACTGCTTCCGTAGTTGCTGGAAGGAAGTGTAGTAAACTTCAAAAGCACTTTCAAGCGTTTTGATGTTTTTTTCTTGCTTATCGCGCTGATTGGTTAAATCTCGCTCAATCTTAGTAAGTTTTGTTTCCAAAGCACTGCTTCGGCCTGTAAGAAGCTGCTGCAAATCTGTAAGCATTTCGCCTGTACGCTTCTTAGCATAGTCTGGACGGAACATAGCAAGGAATCGAACCCATAAAGGCACTTTAGCATTAACAGCTTTCTGCCAGATTCCTTCAAGGTCTACATCCTGAACATCTTTTGACAGATCATCCAGCATTCCCAGCATGCCTGCTGTATCTACACCTTTCATTGCTGAAGTGAATTTCTTCAACTTGGTATTCAAGTCGGCAAACTCCGCCTTCCCGATGTCCTGTACAGCTGTAAATGTCACTTTATCAAGCTCATGAAAGCCTTTGTTCTGGAACACTGAATTAACATAAGTCAGTTCCGCTTCAGTTGGGATCATAAGCTTATCAAAGCCTTGGCCTTGCATGGCAGCGATGATGTCTGAATTGCGCGACTGCTGGTAACTTGATACCGCTACTGGGTGAACAGTAGGGTTTAAGTCAATTGTGCTGACATTCTTTAAGCGGTCAGCTAGTGAAGTAGGTTGTTGCATGGTTTCTCCTTATTTAGTGCCATGTATACAGTGAGCTGCGATATTTTCTCTTAGGTAATAAAAAAGCGCAACAACATTGCTGTCATTGCGCTTAGTATAGTGCTTTATTTTATAAAAGCAACTGTTTTATGGGCTAACTTTTAAATCAATGTCTGGAATGATGACCTGCGGCTTGAAATCCACCTTGTAATGGTATGCACTGACGTTCTTGCTGTTCAATTGTTCGCTAAAGAACGTCACATTATCCGAAATTCCAAGAGAATGCTTCTTATACTGGCCTTCACCCGTCTTACAAGTGACATCTACCTTACGTTCTGAAGGCACATTGAAGCTGCATTTGCCTTCAATAGATAGAACATACTCGCCCGTAATGCCATTATAGAAGACAATACGACGATCCAGCTGGAAATTATCAGCGGCACTAGCTAGGTTGCGCGAAGCAACCTCTGCATCTCTAGCACAACCTGTTAAAGCAAGGGCACAAAGCAGGCCAACAAGCAGTTTTTTCATGTTATTCTCCAAATAACTTCATACGCGAATCGAAATTGAACTTCCAACAGGTGTTATCAGGTAATAAATGACGGTAGGATACCCAACCTGTCAAGTTTCCTGAGCCAAACTGCCCATCTTTACGCAAATGCGTGATTCCTTGCTGCCATGTGCTAGGCGCTTCAGGGCAGTTTACGCTGCGTTCTACATCCAAATGCCCCGTTTCTGTATAGATCCTCTGGGTTTCCAGTACAGGTGTAGCCAGATGACCAAAAGGAGAAGCATGCAGGACGTCTGCACCAATCAGCTTATCAAAAATTGTCACAGCTTTTTCTAAACTGTCGTCATTTTTACGGTAGCTTGTCTGTGCGCAGCAAGATGCAGAGATCTGGCAAGCACTGTAAGCCGTGTACTCTTGGTATCCTGTTTCTTTACCTACACTGTCAAGACTGAGATACATGATTCCGCCTTTGTCGTCCCGATCCGTATGAATGTACGGTAAATGCCATTCATCATCTTTAAGAAGACGCGGTGTAGATGCCTGAATAGCTTTGTACATCTTGTAAGCCAGCATCAAAATTTCAGGCTGTGCATCTGGATGAATGCGCAAGTTGAAGAAGTTGTCAAGATCCGTAGCAGTCAGCACCGTCTTCATCAACTGGAATGGCTCTAGCAAGCGGTTAGCGGTTTGTTTGTGCAAACCAATGTCACTTAATCTTATAGCATGGCGGATAGCTCGTCGTGAAGCTGAGTGCCAGTAATCCTTAGCCATTGAAAGGTTATCTTTGTCCAGTTCAGCGCCAGCTTGCATTCCCGCTTTAGCTTTACCCCAGTACACCGGCACAGCCTTGTTATCTTCAAGCTGCGCAATCATATTAAAAATTGGGATAGCGCGGCTGCTGCTTGAGTTCTTTTCAATCGCTGAATGCGTGTTCAGTTCTGCCAAGATGAAGCGCGGGTATTCAGCTTCAATGGTTACAACGCGAGAACCAGCTGCTGTAATACTGTCTTGCAATACCACAGCTTTGATGTTCGTTTCACGTTCAAAAAATTCTTTAGTTAAAGACATTGTATTTCCTTTAATCAGCTAAGTGCATGAGTTTTTCATGAATTGGTTCACGGCCACAAGGTAGGTCACAACCTACATCTGACTCTACCAGATATTTGTTTACATAACCTTCGTTGCAATCTGCCTTCTCAAGCAATTTAGCAGCTTCCTCTAAAGACTCCGCTTCAACTTTGTAAGTTGCTTCCCCAGCAAGCGGAACTGTGAATGAAAATGCTGGCATTATTCAGTCACCGTAATCAGTTGCTGAGGGTAGCGCTTAACAGTAGCTGAAACAGCTTCTGCACCGCGGCGATAACGTTCTTCACGTTCGTAGTTAACATGCACAGTTTTATCTGTGATCTTTTCTACAGTTCCGATCTTAAACTTGTGATCACCTTGAACTGGAACTTGCAGAAGGTAGACTTTCATACCGACTTCCAGCTTTACACCGTTTAAACTTATCACTAAGTTTCTCCTTATTTCTTGAAGGTACGGATACCTTGTTTTACATCTTTGAACTTTATGTCCGATGCAGTGTTTTGAAACAACTTCCACGCTACGCTTTTCGTAAACGTCAAGTCAATTTTAATGGCACGTTGAATGCCAGCAGGCGTCTGAACAACTTCTTGGCAAAGATTCTGAGAATATTCAAAGTGCATGCACTCAAACGTCCCTTCATAACGAATCAAAACCCAGATTGTTTCATCTACACCTTCAGATTTCCCTAAGACGCTAGGCACTTCAGGAAGCTGAGGATGCCACTTTCGGGGTTGATCAGGCTGCTTTCCATTGCCAAGGATGCAAGCCCGTACATGGCCTTTAAGATTTTCAGTTAAGAAGTCTTCAATAAAGGCTAGACTGGTCATCTTCATAGTTCACACCATGCTAAGGCTTCTTCTTGGATGATATAGTAAATGTGAGTAACATCTACGACAACAACGTCACCTCGGCTGTACATGTAGCAAGCACTTTCCCGAACTGGAGGTTTCACTGTAGCTAACAAGAAGTTCCCATCTGGCAAAACTGCCAATACGTTTGCTGTAGGCAGCTTGGTAATATCCCAAACTTCCAGCAAGTCAGGCATCTGATCAATGCAGTGCGCCAAACTGGTTGCTTTCAAATAAGCGCGTTTATCAGTTGTAGTTTGCATGTGCTAAATCCCAAGCTTCGCTGCTACGGTCATCCCAACCTTCTTTTCCGTCACGATCAGACATGGAATTAAAGGAAGCTTTCGGTTCACCTGTCGCTTTGAACAGAGAAATGTTTCCGCCGCGCTTCCTCAGATCGCGGAGATGCTTTGAAGCACGTTTTGCCAAGGCTACATTTCCACCATTCTTACGAGAAATAGTCTTCATATTGTTTCCTAAACTCTTGAAGATGAAATACTGTACTGCCCTTTGCCAAAGATTGCATCGCAAATATCCTGAGCAGTCTTGTGCAACTTTGCTTTAATAAAAAGCGTATTGCCAAAGGCAGTTTTGATATGGAACTTGTGCATCTTAGGAAGGTCATAGCTGACGCCTTGGGCTTCCAGATTGTCAATGTTGTCCATAAGGTTCATGTCACTTGGCGTCAGCACGGACAGAGCATAAGACTTACCTTCAAATCTGTAAGAGTAAGCTCCACCCTTAGCTAAAACATCTTCCAATGACATTTTAGCTACAGTCTTAGGCCGATTAAGAATTGCCTGCTGCTCTGCCAGCTTTTCAGCTAGTTGCTTCTGGATTTCCTTTTCACTAAACATTGCTGCTAGGCCAGAGTCTTGCATTTTCTTAAGCGATAAATTCATTAATAAAACCTTTGTATCATGTTAAAACAGGTGAAACGCAGAACTGTTAAGCTTCGGAATGCTTAGGATGCTTAGGATCACAGCACTTGCTACAAGAGTTGCATTCACACGGAAGAACCTGCACTGTAACACCATCACCTATCAAATCTTCTGGATTCATTGAAGGGTCTTCTTTTTGATTGAAAAGCATTTCAAAATCTGCATTAAGACGCTCTATAATTGAATCAGCTGCTTGATCTAAAGTTTCAAAACCTTGCTCACGCTGAACAATGTTCATGAAACTTGGGCTTAGCTTCAGAGCTGATTCAATCATCTTAGCTGCTACAAGCTTTTGCTGAGGCAAAGTTTTCAGGAAAGGTTCTAAGTTAACGGGTGTTAAACGATCTTCTGTAAGAAGACCAATGTAAGATTTAACAATGCCTTGTTCATCCGTTTGCTGCATGTCCATTGGTTCAAAAGCAACAGACACATAACCAGTTTGTGTTAGAGCTTGGGTTTTTGAGCGAACTGGAACGGCAAATAGGATCAATACCATTTTACCTACGTTGGCGTCAGTAACGTCACCTTTCGAGACAACAGCGATTTGGCCTGCATTAAACTTAAACATTTTCTTCTCCTTGAAATAATTTATCAGTCAGGATGTTAACTTCTTCCTGTAAGGTTACGTTTTTAGACTGCGCCAGCTGCAATTCTTTTCGAAATTGCTCAAGCTGTTTAGCATGTGACTCTTTCAGTTTGGCAATGTCAACGAAAGCTTCGGTTGTCGCCTGAACAGCGCCGATTGGAGCATCTTTAGCAATGGTGATAACAACCTTGTTATCACTGCCTGAGCTTTCAAAAGAAACTTCATCTGCAAGAACTACAGTCGCAGTCGCTGTCGCTTCTTTCAATTCAGCGTTGCTCCAGCCTGACTTCACGTATTTAACATTGTTTTTAAACATGTTAGCTACATCATTCGCATGAGTAAGGTCATCGCCTAAACCTACGACGATATTCAAATCGTCAACTTTTGCCACAATGTACATATCTATCTCCTTAATTAAGATATTGTGTATTAAACAGGTGTGTATCTTAGCACCTAGGACATCCCTGTGCAAGAACTATTTAATAAAAAATACTAACTATTTAATAAAAAATACTAACTCTTTAATAAAATACGAGCTATTTACGGTTTGTAGAAAACATGATCTCCGATACGGGCTGTACAGTCCATCTTATTCGCCCATTTAGGCTTCTTGATATTGTTAGCATGGAAATAAGTAGCTCCGCGGCTGACATCTGGATGTTTACCTTGTACTACCTCCTTAACTAGCGTCTTAATCGCATTGTAAGCTTCTCTGTCGCGTACTTGCTTGTTCCCGCTACTGTTAGTCCAGCTGAACTGTTTCGGCTGATACACGACCTTACAGACATCACTGGGGAAGTCTGGGTGCTTAGTTCTGTTCAGGGTGGTGAAGATCACAGCAAGCTGGCCTTTCTCTGGTTCACCTCTGCTTTCGAAGTAAGCGTTGCGGGTTAGGCAGTCAATCTGTCTGCTGTCCAGTGGTTTAGCTGTTGCCGTTCCAGCTGCAAATAGGCACACAAAGGCCAAGGCAATTCTAAGGAATATTTTCCTGATTGGTGAAAGTTGATTCATATAAAATCTCTGTTAGTTAATAAAAAAAGGGCTAGTCTCCTAGCCCTTTGCTGTTCCAAATGCTTACAAGATGCAGGCATTCGGATATTTGGCTTGTAGCCGTTTCAAGGTAGCTAGTTCGCGGTCACGTTCTTTGATAAAGCTCTGAGCTGCTTCGTTGACATACTGCTCATAAGCAAAGGCAGACTCCAGTTGAAGGACGTTGATTTCAAAACTACCATCTTCATAATCACAGTGCAATTTCAACTGTGCATCTGGATACTTCTTTTGTAAAAATTCCTGTCGGTATTGCAAGGCTTCAATCACTTTGCTTAACGTTTCATTGAAGATTGAGTTGTCAACATACTGACTTTCAATCTTAACAAGTCTGCGTTCAGGTTTAACAAAACCTTGGTCTTCTAAACTTTGTTTATTTGGCATTAAAAATATCCTGTAAAGGTTTGTAAATGTTCTTGACATATCCGTCAGGAATTGGTTTGTAGTTCTTCTCAGAGCGCTTAGGCACGGTCAAAGATTCATCTGTGTACGCTTTAAGCAACTTGCCATTAGCAAAGATTTCCAGATGAGCTAAGCGGAAGATGTCACGCTGAAAGAACCATCGAGATTTCTTAACAAGAACATACTTCCCATTAAAGAACAATTCTTCATTCAGTTCAACAGGTTTCATCTTGTTAGATATATAGCTTTCTTCAGATACAACACCACGAACAACATGTTTCTCAATAGGATAACCCCAAATACCTAACAAGCCTAGGATAGACTTCTTAGAAATATTAGGTAGGTTGTGATTCTGATTGTACATAATTTACTCTCTTTAATATCTTAATAAGATTATAAACATAGTTCTTATTAAATTACAATAGTTATCTTATAATATTTAGTTATTATTTATTTAATATTATATAAGAATTAGTGATATATCACTATAAGTTATAATTAAGTATTATATATATTAATTATATTAATATGTTATTTATAATAATTTAAGTATAAGTTATATTACTTAGTAATATATAATTAATATATATATATATTATATAATAGAACCTACCTACTCAACTTGTTCGCCAGTTGCTCTATCATATCACGATTTTCTGAGTTGTCAAGCCTTTCGATGAAATAATTTAAAAATAATATTTAGTTGACAAGTCACGCTTCCATGTTACCATGTCTGCCGATCTTACTAAGGAGAATGCAATGATCGAGCAATATGTGAAAGTTGGGGCTACTGTTTGCCCCCGTGTTCAAGGTATCAGCTGTGCAGTTGTGATTGCAATTGAGCAGAACGAAGACACAGGCAATCTGGATTATTCAGTGCTGACTGATTTTGGCAATATCTTGACATTGACGGGAACTGAGTTCCGAACCATGTACCAGAACGAGAAATTCTATTCATCAATGATGATTGGCGGTCACGGTATAACCTTCTTCCAAGATCCTCACGGTTTCAGCGTAGAAGACCGCTTCATGCTACAAATTGAATTGCTCCGCGAAGCTCAGGAAGCCTTATTAGCTAAAGGCTTGTTAAAAACTAAATTTTTGTAAGGAGAATCAAATGTCACAGAAAGAATACCAGCAAGGTACGGTGCTAGGCCATTATGCCTGCCCGCAGTGCGGCAGCAACGATAACCTTGCGGTGTATGTTAAAACCAATGAACAAGGCGAAGAAGTCTTGGATGGTTCATGCTTTACTCCAGACTGCAAGCGCTACTGGTCAGAAGCAGACCTTAGAACTGAAGGTGTCCTTGAAGAAGGCTTCTCTGCACCAAAAGTCAAACCAAGCACAAAGACTCCCATCACCAAAGCAGAGTATTTGGAGCTGACAGCTCGATGTAGCCACGATACAACTATGGCTGATGGTAGCCTATACCGCGGCATTAAAACCGAAACAGCGGAGTTCTACGGGCATCTGTACGAACGCAATGCCAACGGTGAAATCATCAAAACATACTACCCTGAAACGAAGTTTGATTTTAACGGGGAATGCAAAAGTCTTCGCGGATATAAGACGCGGGTTCTTCCTAAAATCTTCGGTATGGGTAACATTGGTGTCACGGGTTTGTCAAGCGACTTCTCAGGTCAGCACAAGTTCCCGAACGGTGGTAAGAAGGTCGTTATCTTCGGCGGGGAAGAAGACAAGCTTGCAGCAGCTCAAATGCTCAGAGACTATCAGGTTCAGCGCGGACAGGCAGAATATGATCGTTATGCGGTAGTCAGCACAACAGCAGGTGAAGCTACGTTAGCTAGAAGCTGTCAAAATCAGTATGACTGGTTGAATTCTTTTGAAGAAATCATCATCTGTATGGACAATGACGAAGCTGGTCAGAAAGCTGTACTGGAGGCAATCAAATACCTTCCAGAAGGTAAGACAAGCTTGATGAAAACTTCCCTGAAGGATGCAAACAAAATGCTTCTTGACGGTAAGCAAAAGCAGTTTATCAGCAACTTCTTTGACGCGAAGCCAATGGTTGAAACTGGAATTGTAAGCTTCGGTGAAGCCACTGTAGGTATTAAAGACTTCCTTCTTGCACCAAAGATTGAATTTCCTCCGATGCTTTGGCGTTTGAATGACGCTGCGCGCGGCGGTATTCGCTCTACAGGCGCGATTGTCAACATCATTGCAGATACTTCGGTAGGTAAGTCTTTGGTCAGTGATACTTTGCAGTTGCACTGGGGTTTCCATTCTCCGCTGATCCCAACTACACTGACGATTGAACGGACGAAAGAAGAATTTGCAATTGACATGTTCTCAAACCATGTTAAGCAAAACTTGATCTGGATGAAGGCTGAAAATGCAGTTGATTACTTGACTACACCAGAAGCTCAGCAGATGATGTATGACCTTAGTTACGATGAAGCAGGCCAGCCGCGCTTTTATATTATTGATGACCGTACTGGTACGGTTGATAGTTTGAAGTCGCAAGTTGAACGAGCATGGAAAATGCTTGGCAGTCGTCTATTTATCTTCGATCCATTGTCTGATCTTCTGCGTCAGCTGCCGCTTGACCAGCAGGAAGACTTCTTGATGTGGGAGAAGCAAATGAAGAAGGAAGGTTTAGTCTTCATTAACATTCTGCATACTAGAAAACCTGCCCCTGATAAGGATGGCAAGATTCGACCAGTGACGGAATATGATGCTTTAGGATCTGGTTCTTTTGTGCAATCTGCTGATATTAACTTGGTACTTAACCGTGATAAAATGTCAAAAGATCCTGTTGAGAAGAATACAATGCGTGTTGATGCTCCGAAGCTCCGCGGCGGTACAACTGGCTTTATTACTGATTTGTATTATGATCCAGAAACACGCCAGCAATACGATAAGCTTGACTTCTTTGCCAACAAAGACAGCAACTTTTAACCAATGATTCATTGAAACATAAGGACGGGTGATGTAAAATATTGCATCATCCGTTTTTCTACATTACTAAGGAGATTTAGTATGACACGTAAGGTTGTCGATATTGAATGCAACACCTTGTTAGCTAACATGCTCGACTTTTCACAATTACCTTATCGTCTAAAACCTGATTCTAAATTGTGGTGTGTAGTTGTCCGCGATATTGACACAAAAGAAGTGACTACACTGTCAAGCTGCTTTGGCAATACAATTACAAAAACCCAAGTTGAAAAGGCATTTGAAGGCTGTACAGAAGTTATTGCGCACAACGGCATCAAGTTTGACTTTATTACCATGAAGCTGTTTGGTGTTCTGGATTATTCAATTGGTTGGCTTGGTGAAGAAGATACCTTGTTTGGAAAGCCCGTTAAGTTCACAGATACCTTAATCCGATCTCGTCTGTTCAACCCTGACCGCTTCGGAGGCCACGGCCTAAAAGCTTGGGGTGAACGTATTGGTAATTTTAAAGACGACTTCCGCGCTCAGTGCATTGAAGCTGGGATTATTGAAAAGTCTGCACCAAAGGCAGCAGAGTTCCAAGTCTTCTCAGAGTTGATGCTGAAATACTGCCAGCAGGATACAGCGGTTACAGAAGCTGTTCACTTGAAGCTTGAGCAAGAGTTTATAGACTACCCGCGCTGGAAGCAGCCTGAGAAAATGGAAAACAAGCTTGCGGACATCGGTATTCGTCGTGAAAGCTACGGCTTCTGGTTTAACCGTGAACTGGCTTTATGGGCTTTAGATGATTTGCAAACCAAGATGAAAAATCTTGCTGATATTGTAAACCCACACCTTCCGCCTAAACGCATGAACAAAGGGACTCTGAAGGAATATACTCCGCCTAAAATACAGCTGAAGATGGATGGTACGGCTTCTGCGCACATGATGAAGTTTGCTAAGAAACATGGTGCTGAAATTGACGGTGATCTGTTTATCTACAAAGGCTTTGCCCGTCAGATGCCGTTTGAAGAACCGATTGAGACGGAAGAAGTCGCTTCAATTGATGACCTTGACCATGTGAAGATGCAGCTGATTAACTTAGGCTGGCGGCCTCTGGAGTTTAAGATCAGGGATCTTTCTAAGAACTCCAAGAAGCAAAGCATCCCGTTAGAGAAACAGCTTGAGTCCATGAACAAGTGGCTTGACCAGACGTTTGATGAAGGGAAGTACACGGAAAGCCGCTTAGATGAGTTGAACTTAGGCACGGATAAAGCTGTTGTTAAGTTTGCACTTGAGAAGAAGCTGAAAGCTGGTAAGCCTTGTAAAGTGCCTACTGCACCATCTGTCCGTACAGGGGTTGAGAAAAACCTTTGTGAAAACCTTGTCAAGCTTGGGGATAAGGTGAGTTTTGCCAAAGACTTTGCGCTTTACTTAACCTACCGTCACCGCAAATCTTCTATCGCTGGTGGTGATATTGAAGACATGGACTTTGACGAAGAAACTCCGAACACTGGTTTCTTGGCAATGTACCGACCAGAAGACGGACGGGTAGCTACACCAGCAATTGAAATCGGAGCTTCAACCAACCGCTATAGACATATCGGTGTTTGTAATATTCCACGAGCTTCATCGGAATATGGCGACTATATGCGAAGCATGTTTGGATGCGGTGAAGGGATGGTACAGCTTGGACAGGATGCCAGCTCTCTTGAAGCTTGTATTCAAGGGCATTATATCCTTCCATTTGGCGGTGAAGAACTGGCGAAACAGCTGTTAGCTAAGAAGCCAAATGATATTCATTGTTATTCGGAGGACACTGAAATTCTTACGCAAAATGGTTGGAAGTTGTTCGGAAACTTGACTGAGTTTGATAAGGTTGCACAGTACGATGAGGGTCTTATCAGTTTTGTAAAACCTTTAGATATTGTTTGGCAAGAGTATGAGGGTGATATGTACACTGACCCAACGACAAACTTTAAAGTTACACCGAACCATCGTGTTTTATTTAAACGCTATACATCAGGGGCAAATGCAATTGTACGTGCTGATGAATTTAAACCGTCAAGCGATAAACGTTATATTGTAGGCGGTTCTAAGATTGGGGGGAGTTTAAACTTGTCTGATGCGTTTATTAAGTTGTTAGTTGCTACACAAGCTGACGGTTGTTTAGCAAAAGATTGTTCTGCAATCCAATTTAGTTTCGTTAAGGATGACAAGATTGCACGTCTTGAAGGTATTTTACTGGAACTCGGAGAGAAATATAGTAAGTCTACGCACTTTCGTAAAGGTAGAGATGAAACTTCAATCCGTATAAGTTCAGGAAGTTTAACTGTACAAGTACGCAACTACCTGTCAGAGTGTAAGTCTTTCAAAGACGAGCTTCTAAACCTACCTTACAACAAGTTAAAAATACTTATTAATGAGGTAAAATATTGGGACGGTACAGAACGATCTAATGGTGATGTTGTGTTAGACACAACTGATAAAACTGCTTGTGAGTTTATTCAAACAGTTGCATCTTTAGTTGGTTACAAAACTAACTTTAATAGTTATGTTAAAAATACAAGCTTCGGAGTAGTTAGTGTTTACAGAGTTTATATTTCAACTAATACCTTAGCAGTTAAATCAGCTAACAAACCTTTAGAAGTTTCACACTACAAAGGGTTTATTGGTTGTGTATCTGTACCAAGTGGTTTAGTCCTTGTTAAGCGTAAAGGTGAGATCGTAGTTTCAGGTAATACCTTGAATGCTATTAAACTGTTCGGTACTGCGGACATGCGAGATCCTGCGAAGTCTATGTCGTATGCATTGATGTATGGTGCAGCTTACATGAAGCTTAAAGCAATGCTTGGTGTTAGTGATTCAGAAGCTCTGCGGATCTTCAATGAATACTGGGATGCCGTTATGCCGCTTAAGATGCTGAAAGAAGCTTTGACAGAATCTTGGAAGAACCGTGGCAAGACGTTCATTATCGGTGTTGATGGTCGTAAGATTATGACTCGATCTGCGCATTCTCTGTTAAACGCTCTGTTCCAATCTGGCGGTGTTATTTGCATGAAGTATGTTGCAATCTTCTTGATGGAATCTTTAGAGAAGCAAGGCTTGCGCTGGGATGTCTTCAAAGACTCTGAGCTAGATGTAGCGCCGATGATTGAATACCATGATGAACAGCAGCTTGCAGTTAATCCAAAACTTATTAGCTACAAAGTTTTTGATAACAAAGAACTTGCTAAAGAGTTTGTAAAAGACTGGAAAGGTGAACAGCTTGGAGCTATCATCGAAGGGAAGAATGACAAGGCTGTTATTGCAATGCCGAACGTTGTTTCTAAAGCGCTTATTGACAGCTACGCGAGATCTGTTGAAACAGTCAACCTAAACGTGAAACTAAGCTGCGAATGGGTTGTTCACAAGAACTGGTACGGATGTCACTGATAACATACTTATTTTAAAGGAAATTTTATGAAAGATACATTGTATGAAACGATTCTAAACCCTGCTCAGATTGATACCTTGCATGCTGGAACAATTGCATTGCAGCGCATGTACGGGGAAATTATCAACAAGATTGAACGGGAAGATCCTGACGTTCAGGACTGGATGCAGAAGCATGGTTTAACATTTGAAACTGTTTACCAAATTTATGAAAATGCTAAGCAAATGGTCTATCAGTTTGATCACTTCATCTTAGGTACGGAGCTTCCAGCAGATGCAAATAAGGCATTTACTGTAAACTTCCATGAAGCTTTTGAGCAGTTTGATCAAAATTAGATCAATTAGCTAATAAATTATGTGAAAAAGGTAGTAATATTGCTTGCATCTTATTATTACCTTCTCTATAATACCAGCTATCGTTAAACGATAAGCAACTTAACTTAATATCAACCGAAATAAGGAAACCTCATGAGCGATTTTTCATTAAAACCTGCGTACACTGGTAAAGCTGGCGAAAACACTAAACCTGATGTTGATTGGAATGCTATTAACAAACAAGTCCCTACTGACAACCACGTTGCCATCATCTCTCAAATCGTTGATCTAGGCGTACACACTCCAGAGCTTTCAGCTAACACTGAAAAAGCAACTGAATTTGCTGTGAAAGAAGAAGCGGAAGCTTTCTTAACTCGCGTTAAAGGCATGCTTCCAGCTGCGAAAGCAAATGCACTTAAAGTTTCAGCTGTAGATGGTAAATTCGTTGTAGGCGCTCAGATCCGTCAGTCAAAAGACCGTCAAGAAGTTGCAATCTTTGCAGACCTTGTAGGTGTTATGGTTGATTATGGCGAAGGCATTGGCAAAAAACCTTACCGTATCTTACTGAACCGTGCGTTCAAAGGCGACATCCGTGGCCTTGGCTTGACACAAGTTCCGCCAACTAAACAAGGTGGTGCATGGACATTCCCGCCAGCTTCAATGCTGACTGAACTTGCTACTGTTACTAAACAGACTGTAATCATTGATGGTTCTGACAAAACTAAACTTAACGATATTGGCCTTTTACTTGGTCAAGCTCTGATGGTTGACGTTGTTCAAACTACAGGTGATGGTGGTGCTGTTTACGTGAATGTAAAAGGTATCGGTTCTGTACCTTCAATGCTTGAAAAAATGGTTGACCGTAGCTTAGTACAGCCTTTTGGTATTTCGTTTACTAACGTAACTCCAGAACTGTTGAAAGCTGCGAATGTTCGCTGGAACGTCTTTAAAAAGATCAAAACTGCGAACAACTATGCAGGCTCTGCAATGCAAGCGGCGATTCAAGCAATTGAAGCGCAATCTGGTAGTTCAGAACAAGCTGAAGCGAAAGACAATCCTGCTGCACCTGCTACTCAAGCACCTGCGGATCTTGACGATAACATCCCTTTCTAACAAAACCTGTTAGCTAGGACGTTGTAATAAGGGAGCAAAAGCTCCCTTCCTTTATTAATTGATTTGGAGAAACAAATGACTGAACAAAACGAACAAGCAGAACGTAAACAGACACAAAAAGAGTTCAAAGCTCGATTTGTTCAACTGTTCCGTGAAATTGATGTGTTGACTGAAGATGTCAACCAGCTGAAAGAAGACATGAAGGTAGATCATCCAGAAGCGGATATTGCCAACATTGTCAAAATGGCGAAGCTGGAAGCAACTCAGAAGCTAGGTGAAGCTTTAGCAAAGGCAGAGAAGTTTGCCAATCTGGTTGACGAAATGCAAGGCGAGGAAGATTAAGGACAAAGGCAGCGAAAGCTGCCTCTTTTATATCAAGGAGATAACATGAAAGATTACAGTCACTATGACTTTTCAGCTTTCGACCCTAGCATCCCTAGAACGCTTTATGTAGATGCAGACACCATCATTTATGCCAATGCAGCAGCTTGCTCAAAGGATGAATGCAAGGTGACGCATAAAGAATCAGGCCGTGAAAAGGTCTTTGCTAATTTTGAAGTGTTCATTGACTTCTTAGAAAATGATGAACGCGGTAAACGTTTTACAATTGATGATTTCGATGTGCCAGTGCTGGGCTTTGCCTTCAGCAATATTCGCAAGAAGTTTGAAGCTCTGCAAGCCTTACCTTGGGTGAAAGAGATGAAAATCTATGTAGGCGGGCTGGGCAACTTCCGTAAGGACTTGTACCCTGACTACAAAGGCAATAGAGCGCCTAAACCAAAACTGCACAAATACTGCCATGCTTATGTAACTGGGAAGTATGCAGCGATGGTTGAAATCTGTGACGGACTGGAAGCGGAAGACCACTGTTTAGCAGATGCTTTAGCTGATCCAAACGGTGTCATTGGTTATGTAGATAAAGACTTAGAAGGTCAAGCTGGATACTTCTTCAACTACAATAAAATGGAACTTGGTGTTTTCTACATTAACAAAACGCAAGCGTTCTATAACCTGTGTGTTCAACTTATGATTGGTGACAGAAGCACAGACAACATCAAAGGTATTGATTTTGTGTCCGCTTCTCTGAAAGAGAAATACAAGATCACAACCAAGTCAATCGGTGCTGGAACAGCTGCTAAGATTCTAGCGGATGTTGAGCATGATATTCAGCTGATGAAAGAACGTATTGTAGAAGTTTACAAAATGTCTTATCTAGGCGAATGGAAGAAGTTTTTGGACTTCACAGGCAAGCTGATTTATATCACGCCTAAGCGCTGGCAGATCTTTGAAGTTGATAAGTTCTTAGATGGTGTAGCGCATGCCTGAACTTCCTGAGCATCTGTACACAACGAAAGACGTACAGCGGACACGGGAACACTTGACTAAGCAGCAGAATGGCCTTGACCTTATCACAGGTCTTGTCATTCCTGCTAAGCAGGCTGTTCTGGATCATGACCACAAGACACAGTTTGTCCGTGGTGTGCTGCATCGGCAGACAAACGCAGTGTTAGGTAAGCTTGAAAACATGTACACGCGCTATCTTAGTTGGTGGTACGAAGGTACATTGTCAGACTTCCTGCGTGGATGTGCTGACTATCTGGATAAAGAGCACCCTCAAGATTTCATTCATCCAGCCCATGTCAAATACCTGCAAGTTCAGTTTAATAAACTCTCAGAAGGCCAGAAGAAAAACGTTCTGGCGCACTTCAACTCAGAAACTGGGGTTAATGGGAAGCAACGCAAAGAACTCTTTCAGAAAGTGATTCTACGCAAAGAAACAACAATGCAGGAATTTTTAGAAGTTATTAATAAGGAGAACTCAGTTGAGTAAAGTTACAGAATCAGATTTTAAAAGTTACAAAAAGCTAATCGAAGGTGGCTACTCTCAGCGGTCAGCTTGCGAAGTTATTGGCGTTCCACGCAGCACAATGCAATGGTACATTAAACGTAAGATTGACTCAGAAGCGATTCAAGCAGAAATTGAACAACTTGATTCAGGCATGTTGGCGGAAGGTGCTAAGACGGTTGTAGCGTTAGCTCAGCGCGGTGCTAGAATCTTAGCCTTTGACTTGGAAACTTCCATCCCTAAAGTGGCAACATTTGGGCGTATGAAAGTCTTCTTGAATCATGAAAACGTCATTCAGGAAGGTGGAAAGATTATTTGTGCATCTTACATCTGGATTGATGCTAACGGCGTAGGTCAAGTGCAGCTTATTAACATGACAGCTGAAGAAATTGCCAATGACGATGATAGCCGCATCTGCGCAGAACTTTGGGAACTGTTCAATCAAGCTGATGCAGTGGTTTGCCACAATGCTTCAACCTTCGACTTCCCGATGCTGAAGACTCGCTGCATGATGCACGGTATGCCTCCACTACCTACAGTGAAAGTTCTTGATACACTGATCATGGCGCGCAAGAACTTCCGCTTCCCAAGCAACCGCTTAGCTGATCTGGCTGCGTACCTTGGCCTTGAAGCGAAGAAAGACGCAGGTGGTGTGAAGACTTGGATTGATTACCAAGCAGGTAAGCAAGCTGCAATTGATCACATGCATTTCTACTGTAAGCATGACACGGTGCTGCTGGTTCAAGTTTACCTGAAGCTTCGTAACTACGGACACACAGGTTCTGACTTCAACGCAGGCTTGTATGTTAACGCAGAAGAAGGTACAATGCTTTGTACAGTATGTGCCAGCCCTGTAGCTAAGACAGGCCGCTTTGTTTACACAAGCGTTAGTAAGTTCGAAGAACTGCGCTGCACAAGCTGTGGTAACGTAACCCGTACACGGAGAAATTTAGTTGAAGACCGAAGCCGTTTAGTAAGTAACGTAAAACTTAAGGGTTAATCCCGTTCAATAAAGCAACAAACAGAAGCCATAGCTAATATATTTATTGTATTTTTACCGTAAATAGATTACTATGGCTTTACTTTTAGTAAGGAGATAATCATGAATACCGCTTCACAAAACACTGCTTCACAAAACACTGCATTAAATTATCGAATCAGACAACACATCAAAAATAGAACGAAGTTTAAATACGCAGGCTGGGACTTACCTTTATTAAAAGGTAGCAAATGGAAACCACACAAAGCTCTTATCATTGTACGCATAGAAGGTGCGTGGGTAAGGGTTGCTCGGTTAGATAACAAAGGGATGGATTCAGCAGGTTCAAGAACTCTTACACTGCGTTACACAAGCCTTGTGCCAGTCAAAGATGAAGACATGGCAAAGCCTAAATCAAAACCTGTTAGTATTGCAGCAGCGTTAACTCCTCGCGCGATCCAACCTCAAGCAATTGTTGCTAAACAGCCATTAACTACAGGTGTTAAGTACGACCAAGACAAACCTGAGTTCAGTTTGTTACCTAAGAAGGTTTTACAGCCAATCATGCGTGTTCTTAGCTTTGGTGCTAAGAAATATACGAAGGACAACTGGCAGCGTGTTGATAATGCACAGGAACGCTATTTCAATGCAATGCAACGTCACTTGATGGCATGGTGGGAAGGCGAAAAGAAAGATCCAGAAACAGGTGAGAGCCATTTAGCCCATGCAGGGTGTTGCCTCTTGTTCTTGTTATGGTTTGAAACCAAGGAAGGAGAAGTTTAATGACGCCACTGGTTGTATTTACACTTAATGAATTGCAGAAGCTTGTGCCATCTTTTAAAACTGAGATGGTGATGAGTGAAAACGAAAAGGTAGTTGGCATTTTAACAGACATGTTCTGGCGCTTAGGCTGTGACTTTTCAGCTGGAGTAGAAGTCCAGACCGATGTCCTGTCGAAGAACCGCTTAGGGGAAGTTGATAGCAGCCCCCGATTCATCCTTTCAGAACGGATGGATCAAAAGTGGTTAATGTCAGGCTACGCAAGCACAGCAGCCAAGCAATATACGCCAGACCTGAGCTTGGTTGTTAATCTATGGAAACTTAAAAACAGAGGTGTTTAAATTGGCAGAAAATAAACCTAAGCTTTCGAAATTGTCGGAAGCTACAAAGAAGTTGAAAATTACAGACCCGTACCACGGTTATGAAGTTCGTTATCCGATCCTACGGGAAATCTCAGAGAAGCAACTGGAGAAACAAATCTGGTTTGCTTCCAAGATCCGCGTGGTTGAAGAAGACCGCATGGAAATGCTTCACAGTTTGGACTTGCAGCAGCAGACGGTAGTTAAGCGTATCCTGCCTACCTTCCGAAAGTATGAGCATGACGTAGCGCATTTCTGGACAGATGTCTACAGCAAGTTCTTCGTGTCGCATGAATGCTTAGAAGGTGCTGCTGTCATTAACATGATGGAACGTGCGGTTCATGAACGCTTCTACGATAAAGTCAACGAAGTCTTCCAAACAAACACTGACGCGCATTACCTGTCTTACTTAAATGATCCGATCTTCAAAGAGCGCGCCCGCTGGTTAGGCCAAATGCTTGCGAATGGTGATAAGAAGGCTGTCTGCCTTGTCTTTGGTTTGGTTGAAGGTGTTTCATTGTTCAGTATGTTTGCCTTGCTGCGAAGCTTCCAAGCAAACGGAATCAACAAGATTGCAACCACTGTAAAAGGTACTAAGCAGTCTGCGATTGATGAACTATTGCACAGTGACTTCTTGGCTGCTTCCTTCCGTTATTACTATGCAGAATTGAAGTCATCTTTAGATGCAGATCCTGAATATTACAAGATCCTTCTTGAACAGTGCCGTAACGTTGTAGCAATGGAAGAATTTATTCTAACCAACGTGATCAAAGTTGATGGCTTCCCAGAAGACAGTTTTAACGGTGTGCCGCTGACCAAATACTTTACGCTGATTAAAGTGCTTGCTAACATTTACTTTAACCGTTTAGGCAGTAAGCAGTTGCCATACCCTGAACTGGGCTTAACCTGTGAGCTTTATGAGTGGTTTATCACTGCGTCTAAAGCATACGCTGAAACAGACTTCTTCGGTAAAGGGGAAGGTAAAGAATATGAACATGCTTGGAATGAAGATGGCTTCGTGAAGTGCTGGTTGAAAGGAGAAGACAAGTGAATCAAGCTGTAGACTACCGAAAACTGAAAGAAGACTGGAAAGCAGCTGGAGAGATTCCTGAATGGTACTCGACCAATGCATTGCAGTTCTTTATGGACAGTTATTCATACAAAGGCGAGTCAGTCCGTAGCCGCGATATGACAATCGCTCAGTATCTTGCTAAACATGCTCCGTATGTTATGCCTGATTGGTGGGAAGATGATCCGTACACAGCTGGCAAGACCTATGCAGAAGTCTTCTTTGACCTGATCTTCACAGATGGTTATGCTGTTCTGTCAACTCCATTGAAAGCAAATGGTGGCCTCCCTGACCGCGGCATGACAATCTCTTGCAGTGGTCAGACGCTAAGCAACTCGTTAGCTAGTAAGTCTTTCTTGAACTGTGAGCTTGAGCAGCTTCTTAAGAACGCTCATGGTTGCGCAATCTCAATGGAAGACTGGTTAGCTGAAGGGGATGTGTATGACGCTGACGGTAATATGTCAGATGGTATTATTCCACTAATCCTGAACTATCAGCAAACAACGGAAGACACAAACCAAGGCGTTCGCCGCGGCAGCACAGCATTCTATGTTTCTGTTGAGCATGGTGATTTCTGGAAGGTTGTCGATTTACTGGAAGAAATGTCAGATAAGTTGAACATTGGTTGGATCATCCGCGATTCTTTCATTAACAAATTGTTGATTAAGGATGCAGATGCTCTTAAACGTTTGGCGCGGATCATTAAGGTTCGGGTAGCGTTCGGTAAAGGTTACATTGTTAAGCTTGACACAATGAACCGTAACAAGGCAGATGTGTTCAAGATCTTGGACATGGCTGTTAAGGGCAGTAACTTATGCTCTGAATTGAACCTGCCAGCAGATGACAAGTACACGTTCTCTTGCCCGATCATTAACTTGAACTTGACACTCTGGGATGAACTTCCTGAACATATCTTCTGGTTATTGCAGATCATGCAGGACTGTAACGTTTCAGGCTACCTTGAACAGCTGGATGCGAAGAAAGGTTATGGTCGAATCTTCTTAGATAAGATCTATAACTTTACGAAAGACTTCCGTGCAACGGGTATGGGAACATGCGGCTTTCACTCATTACTGATGCAGAAACGTTTTACGCTGGACAGCACCGATGCAATGATGCTAAACGATGAGATCTTCTCACGTCAGCGTAAAGAGACGTATGAAGCTTCTGCATGGTTGGCTGAGGTTCTTGGTGTTCCTGAAGGGATTGCAAGAGCTGGCATCTTCCGCCGCAATGCAACGACTATGTTTGCACCGCCAACAAAGTCCAGCACAGAACTTGCTCGTAACTCGCCATCTGAAGGTATTGGTTTGCAGACAGCAATTGCCAAGATTAAAGAGACGGTAGGTGGAGACATTTTCCGTATTGAGAAGGCTTTCTTAGACTTGATGAAGGAACGTGGCAAGTACACACCTGAAGAAGTCAACAAGATTGCTGTAGCTCGAACTGTAGCTGTCTGTGATTGGTTGACGGCCTATGAGAAGAAAGTGTTTGCGTGTGCGTTTGAATGCAGCATGTACGCTCATTTAGACCTGTGTGTAGCTCGTCAGGTGCACTTTGACCAGCAGCAGTCAATCAACCTGTATGCGTCTTCTAGCGACTCAGAAGAAGATATTGGCGAATGGCACATGCATGCGCTTCTTAATGATATGACCAATGCCTTGTATTACTGCTACTCAAGCCGTGGTGCAAGCTATGAACGTGTAGAATGTCAAGCTTGTCAGTAACTCATAAGGGGCGAAAGCCCCTTCTTAATAAGGAAATTTAAATGAAAATCGAAATATACGGCAAGCCGATGTGCCCTGCCTGCAACACAGCTAAAGCTACGTTGGAAGCTAAAGGTTTAGCTTTTGAATACAAGGTTCTGAATAAGGACTACAGCATTGCAGAATTTTATGAGATTGCACCCCGTACACATCGAACGTTTCCAATGCTTGCAGTAGATGGTAAATATGTAGGTACATTTACTGATTTACTTGAAAAGTTAGGGAATTAAGATGATCGGACACACTACACTAACAAGCTCCGAAACGCATACATGGGAAACTCCCATAGATTTGTTTAACTCGGTGAACGCAGTTTATAACTTCACACTAGATGCGTGTGCAGAAGATTTAACAGCTAAAGTTGTTAACTACTATACCAAAGAACAGGATGCCTTAATACAAGATTGGAAGGGGGTTGTGTGGTGTAACCCCCCTTATGGACGACAACAAGGTAAGTTTGTTTTAAAGGCGATTGAAGAGGTTGTGAAAGGAAATGCAAAAACGGTAGTATGCTTAATACCCTCTCGGACTGATACAAAGCTTTGGCAAGAACACATCTTTAAACATGCAAGCGAAGTGTTCTTTATAAAAGGGCGATTACGCTTTAGTGGGAGTAGTGTAAATGCGCCATTCCCAAGTGCACTTGTAGTTTTTGGAGAAGTGGGTACACCCCTAACTTTAGAAGGTTTTTCTACTCGTAAAACTTGATATTTAATAAGGAAGGGACTTGACAGCTTGTTGAGTCCCTTTTATTATGCCTGCACTTTAATAGGGAATGCAGATTTAATGGCAAAGGCTATTGAAAAATACACAATGATCAGCCACTCGTGGAAGCTGCTTGTTGCTGGAAAGCAAGTCTGCAACACATGCGGACTGGTAGCTTTAAACAATGAATTTACACGCTGGGCTATAGATAAAGGTTGCGATAACCATCTTCACCCAGAATATGAACGTGTTAAGAACCGATTTACAAAACTGGAGCTTAAATGAGCAGAACTCAGAAAGGAAGTAAGAAGGCTGGTTATGATTACTGGTCTAAACGTCCGTACAGCGGTTGCGGCATTGGTGCTGTTGTTAAGAAGCTTTGTCATAAAGCAGAACGGATGCAGTATAAAGAAGATCTTCATAAGCTTTTAAAGAATGAAGACAACCTGCAAGAGCCAGTTGCAATCGTTGTTTACCCTTTAACGGATGAACGTGTTCGCGCTCATGCATTGAAGCAGTGGGGTAAACGGGAAGGGCTATACTTAGTAGATGCTTACACGCACTACAATCTTGAACAGGACTGGTTCTGCACTCAAGATGATGCAATATGGAAGCTTGACAATTACTCTGTAGGTCATTATGATGATTACCTGCGTGAGCTTCATTCTACAAAATTACGTTAAGTTGTACCAAGGAGACAACATGTTATTAAACAACATTAAACAAGAAAACACTGTAGCCTACGCTATTGGCAACGGACTTTTAGCATGGAGCAATCCTGCTATTAACGTAGTCCTTACTTCCGATGGCAAGGTTCTGCGCTTGAATAACGGTGAAACAGTTCCGACATCACCTCATGCAAAAAATGTAGGCGGGGCGTACCGTGTAGGGATCTACTGCACTGAAGGTGTTTTGGAAGATTCAAAAGGCAGCTTGACTTACACCAGCACTTCATTCTCTGGCCTTTATGCGCGTATGGTATTAGGTGTTAAGTTGGTCGGTGCTAAGGTTGTTGAACCTAAGATCGAAACCTTGCATAAGGCTCATAACTACCACCCAGACAATGTGCATGTTGTCGTTAAGAACCGCGTACAACCGTTTGGTGATCAGCATAAAGATGCAGAGTCTTACAATACCTTTAAACCAGCTCCGAAGTTTGCAGATTCTCTGTTGTCTTGGATGCAACCAGACGATAAATTCCCCGTTCTTCCGCTTGTTAACAACCTTTGCAAAGAGATTCCAATGCCTTCAACTGAATTAAGCCTTTTCGAACCTAAATTCTACCAAGTTACAGAAGGTGTTAAAGGCTTCCGTACAGAAGATGGCGCAATCTTCCCTACAGCTGAACTTGCTGGCTGGCATCAAGATAAGGTGTCTAAAGGTAAAGGCAATGCTCAGGTAGTTTTAGACTACAATGGCGGTTATGTAATGGCGGAAGCTCTCTTTCATCAAGAGGTGACTTATAATGTCAAGAAGCCTTATGCAAACTTTGTAGATGTCATGACAAACAATGAAGGTATTGTCTGCATCTCTGAACCTGATACTGCAAGCTTTGCTGGCTTGAGTACGGTGTTCATTAACAAAGGGATTAATGCTCAGTATATTGCTGTAGCAGCTATTGAAAAAGCAACCTTCACAATTGAAGAAGCTATCAACTTGCAACAGCAGTTGGAGACATTCTGCTTGCATGCTACAATTTATGCAGATGCTTTGAATGCTGTTAAAGTATCAACAACAAAAGTCAACAACTGCTTACCACCTAAGCAGTAAGGAAGTGCAATGAAACACATTATGTTAGGTAGTGCGATGGACATGGCAGCAGCTTTGGCTATAATTGCAGCTACTGAACCTGCACGGACAGTAGAACCAATCAAGATTCCCCGCAGTATGCGCTGTTATCATACTTGGGAAGAACGTGCGCCGAATGATGATTGGCGTGGTAAAGGCAATAAAAAACGGAGAATTAAATGAAATACCCTTTAATAGCAGCCTTGGCTGTAGCAGCTTTATTCGTGGTTGGTTGTGAACCTACTTCACGGGACGCAACCTATCAGTACAAGTTGCCTGATGAATTAAAAGATTGTACGGCCACACGCCTGCGCGATGATACAGGAAATCGCGCAACAGTTTTCCGCTGTCCTAATTCAACAACTACAACAATGTCAGTGCAAGGGAAGACAACCCAAACAACCGTAGTGATTGACGGTGTGACCTTTGTAGCTAAGGAAGGTTCTTAGTATGCTGATTAAGGTATTAACAATCCCAGAAGATAGAAACGTCTTTGTTGTAGGTGATATTCATGGAATGTACGACCTGTTCATAACTACCTTAAAGAAGATGAACTTCAACTTTGAGAAAGACCTGTGTATCAGTGTAGGCGACTTAGTTGATCGCGGAGAGCAAAGTCAGCAGTGCGTTAGCTTACTGGATGAACCTTGGTTTGAAGCTGCTGAAGGCAATCATGAACACTTCTGTGTGCAAGGTTTTGGAAACATCCTTTATGAAATCGCGCATAAGAAGCCACGTAACGGCGGAGCTTGGTTTTATCAACTTGAACGTCCTGTTCAGGAAATGATAATCAGTAAGTTCAAAGAGCTTCCTACTTTGATTGAATTGCATTATCGCGGTAAGAAGTATGGCTTTGTTCATGCTGACGTACCTATACTGGACTGGGACATTCTGAAAGATCTTCTTGTGAAAGGTGTTCGCTTGTTTGATGGAAGAACCATCCAGCACTATTGCCTTTGGAACAGAGGTTTGGTAAAATTACCTCAAGGTTATCCAGTGCATGTTAATGGCATTGACCATGTTTTCCTTGGTCACACTGTTGTCCCTGAGATTACACGTATAGGGAATTGCACTTTCTTAGATACAGGCGCAGTGTTTGCCGAATCAGACGAACCGTGGCCTTTAACCGTTATTAAATTGTAGAGATGTAAAATGCAAGTAAAGATTCAAGAGACGAAAGAGTTCTCGTTCCAAGGGTTTACCCTTAAAGTGACCTTTGCAAAACCAGAAACTACGTTTGACTGTGACCGTATGACTTGGTTAGCTGATGTTGTGGATGCAGCAGGCAATATTGATAAAATGTTTAATGCTTATGATATTAACAATCTTTGTTATCAAGTCCAAAGTCACTTCTTAACAAAGGAGGGGCTAACCTTACAGCCATTTGCCATCTTTACTTGCGTAGAGCATGTCCGAAACTCGTTGAACTGCTATATCTCTCAAGCGAAGTATCATGCGCAGTATCCTGACCGCAACCCAGTGCAGACAGTAGCAAATAAAATCTACGTGGAACGTTTGGGAGATGAAGATTGGGCGAAGAACGGACACAAACATCCTTGCCTTTACTAAACTACAGGCAATAAAAAAGAGAGCCGAAGCTCTCTGAGGAAATAAGGGGGTGCAGCAATGCATTCCCTTTCTTTGTTTTTATTCTTTGTTCAATTCATCTACCAGCTTATTGTAAGACTCTACTGCTTGGCCTTCTGCGAGTCTGTGCTTGTCAGCTGTTTCTGCCATCCCTGCATATCTTGCTGAGCAATCTTCGAATAACTCTGAGACGGAGTTGGAATAGCTATCAGCTGCTTCAGGGGTATTGACTGCTTTACTGTGCTGCTGGGCTTGCTTAAGTTGCTTGTGCAAGCTTGTAAGAGCATCACCAGACTTAGCAACATCATGCTGAAGCTCACGGATCTTTTCATCATATTTTACCTCAATCTCATGTTGCTGTTTGACAATTTCTAAAGCCTTGGCTTTCTTAGCCGCTTCATTTTTAATATTCTGATTCTCAACATCCTGAACATACTTGTCATATTCAAGCTTCAAGATTTCCTTTTCATTTCCTACAGTGTACAGGCCAGCTGTACAAGTCAGAAGTAAGCAAGAGAGGATAGCAATCAGAATCAGCTTCCACTCTTTTAAAGCAACGATTAAATAAATCACTATCCTTTCCTCTTGTTAGTAAGACCGCAGAGCCTTCTCAAAGATCCGAGCTTCACCTGCAATCTTTTCAGCTTTATCAGAACCGTTGATAACGGCTCTAGCTGCTTCGTAGTCGCGTTTTGTCTTTGTAACGTAGTCAGATAGCTTAAGGGTAGTAAACCAGCCCTCTAAGCTCCCTACAACGATAATCTCAGCTGCATAAGCAGGCTCTTGTGCCAAAAATGGATTCTTCAGCATTGCATCGCCTAAACCTAGCTTCTGACCAGCCTTCTTGTAATTGTAATCCCAAGTCAGCTGAACATAGCCTCTGCCGTAGTAAGGGTAATAGTGCAGATTCTTCTGACGCCACGCTTCAGACAGCCAGTAAGCTTCAATCACTGGCAGCATGGTTCTATTTGTCTCATGCCACGCTGTAGCTAACACGTAAGCAGCTTGGTTGTATTCAAGCTTATGTTTCTCGCAAGCTTGAACCAAAGTGTTAATTGACTTTACTTGCTGAGTGCTGAGCTTCCCGAAAGCTTCTCGGAGGATGTCAAACCCTCCAGCTGTCATTTTCATAGATACCTCTTATTTATCTAAGTTGATGCCTAGTTTGTTGCCGATCCATTTGCTGACCAGCGCTGTTCCTTTGTAACCAACCATACCGCCTACAAGGACGCCTACACCTTCTGGGATATTCATAAAGCTAAGCGAGAACCAGATGCCATAAGCAAACAGTCCGCACATTACAGCCTCCAGCCAGTCTACCTTTCCTGTAGCTTTAGCTGTTCTGAACACTGCCATAAGCACTGCCATGACCACGCATCATTTAAATTTTCTTGCATAATCGCTCCCTAATTAACAAAACACAGATAAAGAACAAATCGATGGGTCAAATACACCAATTGTGTTATCCCCCCCATATGTTGCCTGCAATGTGATCGATGTATTTGTTTGTGACACTATACCAAAGTCTGCTCCCGCTCCGATATAAGACATTGTTGTTTGTGGAGCGTAATTATCGTCAGGCATTGATACTATAAAATTTATAGTGTAATTACCAACACCATTACGTACAACCGACATGACATTTCCTTGATTTCGGATAGCGCCTGTTGCCCCGTTAAAGTTTACCCAAGCCCTACATCCGTATACAGGAGGATTTCCTGTTATTGTAATTGCTGATTTATCTAACTTACTATCATTCAAGATTTTAGCTTGAGCAGCTGTTGCAGCTTGGTTGGTGTTTGTAGAAGTTAATGTGTTATTAAACAAACCTGTAGCGTTGATAACACCAATAACAGTACCGTCTTTCTTAAGTAAAGCGTTAGCTCTTGCGGCTACAGGAAAACCACCTGCTGTAGTGCCATCATGCACAACAAGCATTTTCTTATCTGTGTCCACTGTTACTTCACCGTTTGCACCTGTAAAGGTATTGTGCTGGGCGGTTGTCCCTCTACGCAGTTGTAAGCGTTTTGCCATAGTGTTTTCCTTTAATTTGTGATAGTTGCATCGGTGATTGTGTTGGCGTCAATCGTTTCAGTGATCGTTGCATCGGAGATCAGGCCACAATCGTCGTCATTGAAACAGTGCGAGTGAATTGTGCTTAAGTTTGTATTTAAGCTAGTTCCAGAAGTGATCACAGAGTTTGTGAAAGCATCTGCTGTAGTGTTGAATGCAGCGAGAGCTTGAGTCCTTGCAGGAGCTGCTGATAAGGCTGGAACTGTTGTACGGTTTGCATCTGAAGAAGAACTTCCTTGCTGTGCAATCATGGCATCTGCATAAGCCCCTACATCATTGCTAACTGAGCTGCTGCTGGTTAATGCAGCGTAGAACGTATCCACTGCACTGACATAAACAACACCTGTTCCTGTAGGTTTGGTGAACGTAGGGTTGACTGGGAGAGTCGGGTTGACTTCACCGATTAGACCGCAGTTCCATTTGTTCGGGTATTTTGTGTTAATGTAAGTTAACAGAGTGTTATGCTGAGTCCTGAACGTAGGCAGCGCTTGCAGGAACAAGGCTGCTTGGTTTACGAAGTTGACTGGGTTAGAGACTTTAGAAGGAGCATGAGGTAAGACTGTAACTGGTGCATAAGGCATTAAATTAAACCCTCCACTCTTAATGTGCATTTACTTACTGTAGGGAAGGAGATAGTTGCTTTGAAATCATTGTAGAAGCCAAATACAACCAGTTCTTCCATCTCTGGGTTTCCGATAAACACGGAAGGAACACTGTCAATATCTGCGAAGTATCTTTGAACTTCAGCAAGCTTGTAATTGTCAATGTCTAAATCATATTCTGCGAACTTGGAGTTCTTTCTTTTAACAATCTTAACGTTACCAAACTCGTCCACTTCCTTACGGCTGAATGATTTGATACCAATCGCTGTTCCATAGTTGGTGCGTCCGATAACCATTTGCTGACCGTAAACCACTTCCCCAACTTCTGCTAAGGCGCTTCCGCTGTTAATGGTTACGTCAATCGTAGCTGTCGGGTATGAAGGGAGATCCAAGAATAATGCTGAGATCTTCTTAACACCTACTGGCGCGAAGAAATAGCTGTAGTAGTCGATCACGTCATCTACACTAGACAAGACTTGTGTCTGGTCATAAACAACTCCCGCTACTGGATCTGTCATCACTACGCGGACTGAAGTTGCGTTAACGTTAAGAAACACAATGCTGTCTACAACTTGGCTTGGTGTTAGTGTAAAGCTGATACCGCCCATTCTGCTTGATTCATTTGAAATGATGTTGTCAAACATGCGGTAGCGGTTTGTTGCCCCGATTCCCATCCAGTTGACTAGATCAAGATCAGGTGTAGTTGTTTTGCCTGAGTGTGTTACCACAGCTTCATAGATCTTGTGCTGGTAGATAACCCGCGTTGTAGCTGTGTATGAAGCTGCGCTAACCCAAGTTGAATACTCGTTTTCAGGAATATTACTGCTTGTCAGGATCGCATCGGTTGTGGTGATGCTTTTAATAACTCTCATCTAGCTTCCTTTGTAATAATTCAAGAAACGGTTAATCGGGTAATTCTGGAGAAGGCACTGCCGAAGCAATGCCCTCTTACTTGTTATGGGATGACTTTAACTGGAACTGTTTCACCAGTATCTTGATCTACGCGGACATTCATTCTGTCGCCATAATCCCAACGTTCAAGTCTGTTTGCAGTGTCTTGTGTGTACTTGGCTACTGCTGTGATAGCGGTAATCATGTCTTCACGTAAAGCATCCAGCTTAGCGTCAGTTGCAGTGTTAGTTGTCGCAAGGACAGTATCAGTTGCATTGTTGATTAATGGGTTCAGTTTCGGTGTTGTGTAGCCAAGGCCAGCTTCCTGAGCGTCTGCACTAGCAGAAGCAGCTCTTTGGATCAGAGCTAAGTCTCTTGCGTATTCGCTGCCATCTACAGAATACTGCTTGCTTAAAGACATTAAATCTTTACCAAGAGTCAGAAGCTTTTCAGCTGCTGCTGTATCACCTTGCATAGCTAACAGAGATTGAGTGTTGAACTCGTTTCTCAGGTAGTCTAGGTTTGATGGTTGGTTTGTTTCACCTCTTGCAGCTCTTGCTTGGTCAGCAAGGTCGCGCAGAGATTTGACAAGAGCGTTTACATCTGAGTTGGCATCATTGATAGCATCTTGTAAGTCGTTAAACTCTGGAGCTAGTGCAATGATTTGACCGTAAAGTTTCTGACCAGCTTCTGTGCTGATGTCGATGCCGCTGATTAAAGCTCTGAACGCTTTGGTATCCGCTGGTAATTCCTTACCAAAGATAGAAAATTCGTTAGTCAGTCTTCTTGTCAGTTCAGCTGCTTGTTCAGCAGGAGAAAGCATTTCGAAATAAGCATCAAGGCCATTTGATAGGTTTCCAAGTCCGCCTGCACCTAAGATCATTGAAGAAGTTAAGTAGTCGGCATTCTTACCAGTCATGAACAGCTGATCTTGCAAATCACGTAGAGTGAAGATGAAGTCAGTTAATTCACCAGCTGTACCGTCAAACGCAGAGATCAGGTCGTAAACACCACCTTTGATGTCTTTTGTACCTTCAGTAAGCAGAACAGATTGTCTTACGATCTCAGCAGCTACATCACCTTGCTTGTTCAGCAGGTCAGTATAGTTGACTGTAGACACATGAAGTCTGTCTGTGTAGTAGGCCGCTTCTTCCACCCCAGTTGCTACACGTACCAATGTTTCATAGTACCCTTCACCGACTTTCTGGAAATCGTCTAACCCAGCTACTGCTTCTTTAGCTACAATATCGGCTTGTTGACCGATTACACCTTCAAGCAGTTCTTGAATCTCTTTACCAGTCTTACCTTGAGTGTTGATCTTTCCTAACGTGATGTTAGAAGAAAGTAACTTCTCAATAGTTTGAGATTCATCACGACCAAGCGCACCAGAAGCAGCAAGGATGCTGTCGAACACACCTCCAAAGATTAAGCTGAACTGATTTTCAAGTTCTGCGCTTGCTTCTTTGAACACTGTGCTGTTGCTTGACTTGCTTCCGAACCAAGACTTCTTAGTGGTTGTAACATCTGCGAACTCATGAAGCTGCATACCACCGCTTAGGATTGACCCAAGGGTTTGAGTGCCACCGTAAATACCAGATCCTGTCACTTCTTGAGACACTTTACCGAAGATTCCGCCTAAAAGCTTACCGATGATATTGCTACCAAGGTTAAGTTTTAGAAGTCTTCCAGTCAGGACTTTCTCTACTGTTCCAGTGATCTTAGTGAATAAACCATGAGCTTTATCCAGTAAAGGATTAAGAGCTGCATCTGAACCAAAGCTTGAAGCAAACCCGCTACCTGTTCCTTGACGGATTAACAGGTTGGCTACACCACCCATCGCACTCTCAATGTTTTGAACTGATCTCAACATTGCTGATGAAATTGGAAGTCCAAGTTCTGAGTTGTCAGCTAGGATGTCGATTGCATTTGCGAGTACCAGTGTTTTCAAAGCTTTGAGTACCACCAGAAGAACCTCCGAAGCTTCCGCTGATTGCAATACCCAGTCCTGCAACGATAGCCGCCATAGCCGCCATACGTCCGAATGCTGAGTACGGATCACCAGAACCTTGAGTAAGGATCGCTTCTGTCCCTTTCGCTACGTTCACCGCAGATTGAGCTGCCACTTTCGTAGTTGCTCCAGTCACAAAGGCAATGGCCTCTTTAACATATCCGCCTAGAGTAAGCGCTAAGGTTTGGATCTTGTCTTTCTTTTCCCAGAGCATGAAGGCAATTTTCTTAGCTTGCATAGCTTGTTCTAAGATAGCGATGGTTTTGTAACCTTTGCTGTTTTCTTTGAAGAAGCTTTTCGCAAGACCTAGACCTTGTGACCAAGCTTTATCTTGAGCGTTTGCTTTCTGATCCAGATAGTCTTTTTCAACTGCTGCAAGGGCACTTACTTCTGCATTGATTTTCTTCACTGCTTCTTCGTTTCCGAACAGTTCAGGTGAAGCTGCTTTGGCTTTCAGAGCATCCATTTGAGATCCAATGATACCTAGGCTTTCATTCAGTTTAGTGTTGCCTGCGACAAACTCGTTAAGACCTTCTAGCGCAGTTTGGAATGGGTTTCCAAAGTCACCGAAGACAGAGAAATCAACTTTAGAGAAATCACCGAATGGCGTATCCTTTTCAGCTTCTTTCTTCTCAGCGTAGGCTTTCATGATATCTAAACGCTTACGTTCGATCTCCAGTGCCTTAGCAGCTTCTGGTTTGATGGTTGTGTAAGTGTTTTTGATGTCACGCAGAACTGCGCTTTCGCCTTCTAAGTAAGTTAGAACTCCAGCTGCATTCTGAGCAAGTTCTTTATCAAGGGCAACTTGATCCTGTTTGATCATCAAGCTTGTTGCAAGATGCAGAGACATCCCTTGAGTTGCACCAGCTAGTTCAGCCGCTGCGAGAGCAGCATTTGTATAGCCGTTTGCTGTAGCAGCTGCCAGTAAGCCACCTTCACGGTTTAGCGCGTTGATCTTAACCAGCGTATCTGCTTGAACCTGAGCAGCTTGAGCAAGCTTAACTTGCTTATCGTATTCAGCATCAAGATCATCAAGATCATCTGCCTTACCGCTTAGGCCACGAACCTTCGAAGTTTTCAGACGGAAGATTGCAGCTTCTAAATCATAACCTTGAGCTAACATTGTGTTGATAGCTGTTTGATCCTTGATCTGAGATGCCATTGCATAATGTTGCTCGTAAGCTTCATTTGTTAATTGCAACTCTGCTGCTGCACGTCCTTTCGCATTGTCAGTGAATTTAGCTTGAACTAAAGCTCTCGCTTCATTAATGTTCAGGCCAAGGTTCATTAACGCAACCAGACGTTCTTGAGCTTCTGTTTCTTCTGCAAGAGACTTCATGTACTCTGCACGGGCTTCGATCTGAGACGCCTGACGTTGAAGTTCATACAGCTGTTTTGCTTGATCTAAGTTTGTACCAAAGGCGTTCTGATATTCTTTTTCACTTGCAATACGCGCTACGTCAATGTTTTCAGCTTGTTCTAAAAGACTGATATACTTACTAAGTTCTTGCACTTGGTCAGTATAACGCTTCTTGTTCTTCTGCTTAGTGTTCCCAGCCTTATCAGCATCCTTCTCTGCTTTACGGAGAGACGCTGTGTAGTCAGACTGTTCTTTATCAGCTGCATCAAGTTCTTTAAAGCCTTTCGCAAGTTCCGCTGCTGTTTTCGCTTTAGCTTGTAACAGGTAGTTCTGAGCAGTTTGCAGACTGTTCGCTGCTGTTTTCCAGTTCGCTGCTGTTTTAGAATCACCACGGCCTGCCGCTTTCGCTTGCATATCTTCGTAGTAAGTCTTCTTGGCTGCTAGAGCTGTTTCTTTCGCACCGAATCGGTTAGTAAGTTCAGCTTGCAATTTAGCTGCTGACTGGATTTCAAGGCCATAAGATTTAGCAAGCTTTGTTGTTTCGCGCAGTTTCTTCGCTTGGTCTTCAAGACCTTTAGTGAAGGCATCTACACCAGTCTTAGCAAAGGCTGCTTTTTCACCTGACACTGCAATCTCTTGACGCATTTTAGCAATAAGATCTTTAGAGAAGCCTGCCTTTTCTCCAGCTTCTACAACTGACGCTGCATAGCTGCGAGTCTTCACTTTAGAGTCTTCTGACACGTAGCCTGCTTTAGAAACACTAGCAACCAGCTGTTCAACTGAAATGTTGCCTTGTTTATATTGCATTGCAAGATTAGCCATAGACTTAGCTTGCGCGCTTGTCATGTCATTGCTTCGGCTCAGGTTAAGCACGTTAGCAATCAGAGATTCTTTGCTGTCTTTGTAAGCAGCATTCAGCTCTTTTAAGTTTGCAACTTCTGAGTCTAAGGTAGACTGTTGTTTAACCTTGCTCAGTTCCTTGTATTTATCAATCGTAGCTTGGATTGATTCACCTTCCTGACGGAAAGATTCAGCTGTTGCCGCATTAGCCTTGTTGAAGAACAGGTAAGCTGCTGTTGCTGACACTACGGTTGCGATAAGGCCAACCCATCCGCCTAAGAAAGCAAATGCTGTCTTAGCTAAGTTCCCTGCTGTTTGAGCTGCTGCACCAACTTGGATGTAAGCTGTAGTCAGGCGCTGCTGCATCACAATGCTTGTTGCTGCTGATTTGCTAACACCTAATTGAGATGCTGTTAAGGTAATGTTGGCTCTTGCTGCTTGGATAGCCGATGCTGCTGCAACAACATAGCCTGCAACTAGTTTACCACCTACAAGATAGATAAAGATCTCAAGGGCTTTACCTGCTGATTCAATCGTATCTTTGTTATCAGTAAACCACTGTTTAACTGAGCTACCGAACTCTTTAGCTCCACCTGCTGCTGTCATCAAACCAGACGCAAGGTTCATCATCTGTGTTCCGAAGAACTGAGTGATTCCTGCACCTTCGTTAAACTCACCTAGCATGACAGTGAACGCAGTCTTCATGGCATTTGCACCTTGTTCTAAGGTGAAGCCAAGTTTTTCATTCTCTGCGCTTAAACGAGCATATTCTTTGATTAACGCTTTAGAGATCACTTCAGTAGTTAATGCACCAGCTGATGACATTTCTTTCAGCTTTTCAGCAGCAATACCAGAACCATCTGCAATCGCTTTCAGGAATCGCGGAGATGCTTCAGAGATAGCTCTAAATTCATCACCGTTCAGTTTACCTGAAGCCATAGCTTGAGAGAACTGTAAAGTCGCTGATGCAGCTTCTTGAGTTGTCGCACCACCGATACGCATAGACTTACCGAAGGCATCAACTACTGTAGTTACAGCCGCTGTGTTAGCACCAATCTTCTGCATTGAAGGAGCAAGACGGGCAAACAGGGTAGATGTTTCACGAAGGCCAACGTTGTTCGCCATAGAATACTGAGCAAGCTTTTCATTCACTCGCGCAAGTTCATTGGCATCGCTGATGTACAGTTTCATACGGTTTTGAATAGATGTGTATTCATCCGCAGTCTTAACAATGGCAACACCAAGGTTAACCATCGCTGTCATCACACCGTAGATCGCTGCTGACAGTAAAGCGTACTTGACAATCCCGCCTACTTGTGTATTCCAGAATGACATGTTCTTAGCAGCCGTTACAGACTGATCTGACAGACCTTTCATTGCATTCTGAGCGTTAAGCAGAGCTGTTTTGTAATTGTCAAGTGTAGTCTTATCTGCCCCGCTAAGCTCCATTGTAGCAAGCTTAGTTGCATTGGTTGCTGAGAACCCTTGCTGTTTGTAGCTGGTTGATTTGTTTGTAAGATCAATAGCACGTTGTTGTTGTTTCAGACGCTGAGCTTCTACATCTTTAAGACTCTGAGCGTGAGCTAAAGTCTTTTGGTAATAGTCTTGGTCAGCTTTAAACTTCTTCTGACGGGCTGTTTCAGCATCCGCTGCAAGTTTAGCTTGAGCTTTCTGTGAAGCTGCTGCACTGGCACTTTGTAAGGCCATTTGCTTTTGATAATAATCTTGCTCTGCTTTAAGTTTCTTTTGACGAGCTGATTCTGCCGCTTGAGCTGAACTCACTTCAGCATCTTTAGCAGCCTGCATACGCTTCTGGTAATCTTGCTGTTCACGCGAGAAAGCTTGCTGACGAAGTTTTTCAGTTGTTTCAATCTGCTTGCGTTGACTAGCCTGTAAATCTTCTACATCCTTCTTAGCTTGAATCAAGGCTTTATTTTGTGTAAGCATGTTCAAGAACCGATTAAGATCCTCTACATTATCTGACACAAGGCTAAAGCTTGTCGCTAGGTTGGCTGTCTGCTTGTCCATCTGAGGAAGGAACTTTGTTAAAAGCTCTTGCTTCTTAAGCATCTTTTCAGACGCTGATAGAACAACCTTTTCAGATTCTTTTGCACTTCCCTGTATCTTCTTCTGGCCTGACTCAAAATCAGTACCTGCTTTCTTACCTTGGCTGCCGATCTTCTCAACTTTTGCAAGTAAAGTGTCAACTTCTTGGTTGGCTTCTTTCAAGCCCTCCGCTTGAATTAGAAACCCAATTTTTACTAAATCCATAGTATCCTCTGTGTGAGTTATTTAGCTTTACTTGCTTTCTGCTGTTCTTTGCTGTAGTAGTCGAGTACGGTTCTATCCCATACACGAATCAATTCAAGCTCATAGGGTTCTGGTGTAATCTGTTCAAGGGAGAAGTACGCTTGCATCTCTTGATAGCTAATAGCAAAAAAACCTCCGAAACCACCTGATTGACGAGTGTTGTGTAAGCGTAGGAAATACGCCCACGCATACTGCGCTGCATTAGGGAGTGTTGGAGGTTCAATATCTTGAGTGTCTTGTATCTGTTTTTTCTGTTCTTCACCAAGTAAAGCAGCAAAGGGGTTAGCCTGAGCTGCTTCAACATGTTCTTTTACAGTTGCACCGTCTGATTGTCGTTGATTAGACTCAAACTGGTACTTGCAATATTCAATACAATCTTCAAGAATACTGCTTAGATGAAATTTGCAGCGATGTCAGCTTCATCTAGGACTTGTGAACGCACCCAGTCCAGTTCACGCATAATACGGTTAGCATTATCTTCGTTGAACTCTACAACTTTGCCGTCTTCTAGCAGGCCGCGCCAGCTAACAATACGGACAGCTGCTGATGCCACTGCCATGTCTTCTGCATCTTCAAGGGAGAAGTCGTTTTCCTTCCCTTTACGTTTCGCTTGCTGCTCTTTAATTTGCAGCTGGTTGAATACTTTCTTACTGTACGCCTTCACCTTCGGTGATTGAGTTCCGCGCACGGTAATGAAGAAATCTGTAGGAGAACCGTCTGGAAGTTTCACTTCAAATTCGAAGCCTGCTTCCGCTTTTTCTGCCAAGTTAGTTTTTACAATGTCAAAGCCCATGATGTATTTCCTCAAAAGAATAAATTAAAAAGTTGTAAGTAGAGGGGAGCTACCCCTCCTTTAAGCTGTCAGCTAGAGCCGCTTATACAGCAGCGCTATCTTGGAATTGGATTGTTGTTGCTTCGAAACCGTTTGCACCAGATCCTTTCAGAGCTTGGAATGAGTTCTGAGCTACCAGACCTTTTTCACCGTCATCTTTGGTATCTGTTGAAAGTTTGATACGCGGCAGAGTGATTGTCATGAAGTCTGCTGTTGGATCTGAGCTTGCAGTTACAGCACACACAAGAGCAATTTCTGATTCGTTGTTGAAGTAATCAGAGAATGTGCGGTCTTGGAACAGAGTAGAGAAGTCACCATCTACTGTAATACGGCCTTCGTACAGTTCAGGTTTGATGTTGCTACCTACCACTGCTTCAGCTGTCATGTTACGGTTGATGTTAATGTTCAAGCCTGTCACAAGGGCAATCGGTTTACCTTCTACGATCAGCGCACCGTTTACAGCAGCGAATACACCAGTTGTGGCCTGTGCTGTTGGGTTTGTGAAGTAGCGGGTTGCACCAGTCTGTTTAAGATCCTGACCCATGAAACCAAAGTCTGCTGTTACAAGACCAGTGGCAGGAAGGGCAAGAGAAACAGTGTTCACTTTGCAGCCTGTGTAGACTTCAGATTGTGAAATGTCTGAGAACCAAGATTCGATTGAGTAAGAGTCATCTGTATGCGCAGTTGAAGGCGCGTAAGTTAGCTTACCACCGAATGTGTATGTCCCTGCTGACGCTACAGTTTCAGTTGTCAGTGTAGTTCCGCTTAGAGGAAGCACTGTTGCTGCTGTTGCTGTTGTCGCAATGATCAGGAAGTTACGTCCGTTGTTTGCTGCGTTGAAGCCAGTTAAACGAATCACTGTACCAACCTTCGCCCCGTCTGTGATCCAAGAACCAGTTGTACGGGTGATGTTGTATGTGCCTGTTACAGTACCGTTGGCGATAGTTGTAGAGCCTAGAGCAGCTGGTGTACCTGCTGTCCAGTTACGCGCTACAGCTGAAGCTAAGAAGCTTGAGTATGATCCGCTAGACAGTTCGCCTGAGATTGTTCCGTCTACTGCACGAACACCATGCCGGAAGTCAACAACTTGATAGTCTGTTCGAATTTCATCTGACTGGTATGTATCTTTCGTTAAGTTAAAGTCTGCACTGACACGTCGAACCGCTTGAGCTGATGCTGCCGCAGGTAACGTACCAAATGTAACTTCTTTCTTATATGCAACCTGTTTAGCAATACCTGAAGCTGTTGGCATTATGTATTTTCTCCAATAGGATATTAGTTGTTAATTACGAACATTGATTAAAACTGGTTAGCAAAATATCTAACGCGGATAGTAATCTCTGCTCTTGTATCGTTTATGTAGACGGGAGATGTTTCTGGGGTTCTGTCTACGATGACCCGATCTGTGCCTTCATCAAGCGTTGTCCCTCTCTTGAAATAGGCTTTAACCTTGTCTGCCATTACTGCGAGATCCCCTACACCTAACCCTTTCGGATAAGATAAAACGACTTGGTAAAAACCAACTTCGCGGTGATAGTTGTCACCTAGAGTGGGGTTCTCAACTGGCAACGGAACAAGCCGAGAGAGTTGATAAGGCTGATTAGCTGATGGGGTAAAGGAGACGTTTTCATAAGCTGTTTTAGAAGAACCTAAGCCTTCTGGCATGGCAACTAAGCGCTTCTCAAAAGCCTTCCTGATGTTACTTTGCATACACACCTATCATAGTTGGCTGACCTTCAATGCTGTCAGTTCTAAAATTGCTTGGGCTATTCCAATATTGTTTCTGACTACGTGATAACCATCTTTGGCTTTCCATCCGTAGACAGGGTTATCCGCCCAACCTTCTTCAACCATCGGTGCATGAGGAATACTGTTTGTGACGTAAGCTGCGCCTTGGAAGTTATACTGCTTGCTCTTAACAATTGCATCCGCTACAGCGCCTGCGCCTGACGTATCAGCAGCTCTTACTGTAGGGTTTGGAGTCCCATAGCCGACTGACCATGAGTTCTTGTAATCCCCTGCATCATTCTGAATCTCGCCTTGCTTAGAGGTATAGAACTCAGCACCAACTGGACTGTTATCTACCAGCGTAGTCGCTACCTTTAAGGCCGACTCACCGATAAGCATTTTGCTCTTTTGTTGCAGCTTTTCCCGCAACTGCTTGATGCCTGCTGCACCGCTGTAAACTGCCATAGTGCCTCGTTATGTTTAAGCCTTGCTACAGATCAAACGCCAAGATGCAATGTCTTCACCAGCCCAGTTTTCCTTGATCACTTCAATCATGAAGGTTTCGTCAGAGTCCAAATATGTTTCAGTGATTGTGTCTCCGACTCTAGGCCGAAAGGGTAAGGACTTGGCTGCGATTAGCATGACTGCTGTTTCCTTGTTGACCAAGTTTGGGGATTTAGTTTCCCGTTCTTTTGGATCAGTTTTGAAAACCTTGACATCATATAATTCTTCGTTATACGTTTTGACCTGATCGTTTGGATCGTAATCTTCACCTACGATTCTGCGATAAGTTCTTGTTGCTCCGAAGTGTCTGATCAGACGTAGTGTGCTGTCTTGAAATCTTTTAGTAAGTGCCATAAAACCTCTTAATTAGAAAAGGCTTTCACTGTAGAAAGGAGCGTTCGCATTGAACACATCTTGACGAGTGTTTGGACTGTTAATGGCATCACCGTCTTTCGGAATACCAATGTCAACTTGCACTGTAAGATTGTCAGAGTTCTCTACGTTTGCACGGATGTCTGAAATGCTGATGCCGCCTGCATACGCTTTGGCTTGCTCGATACCGATGCTGTAGTTAGGATCATTCAAGTAGAGCTTCAAGGCTTTCATGTAGTTTTCAAACCACGTATGACCCCAAATCTCCAGTTCTGTTCCTGACCGTTCATGTACGCGAGAAGACAAGATAAACAGTAAAGTTTTGGCTGCATCTACAGCAGACTTTCTTAAGTTCATCTTGTTCTTTTCAAGGAAGTGTTCAAGCTCAGCTTCAGTCAGAAGCTCATCGTCAATGGCATTTAAGCCCAGCTCTAAGCGTAGTTGTTCGATTAAAGTTAGTGCCATAAATCCCTCTTAGAATCGCCCTGCTGCGGTGATGTATTTTGTACCTGAGATGTTGAAGATACAGAGCAAGTTTTTAGCAGATGCATCCAGCATGAAACTTTGTTCAGTCTTGAATGCTGTCGTATCTACGCTAAAGCCCTTGGTATCTAACATGACCGTGATTGATTGGCCTGAAAACAAGTTAGCTGTTAAAGTGGCATTCGCTGCCAGCGTCACAACTTGGATACCGCCATTGGCACGATCAAGCGCAGGGTTTGCTGTGTTGTAAACTGTTTCTGCATTGGGAACTTGGATACCAAATTCTTCAATGTAGAGTTCAATGTGTTCACCATCAATAACTGTAATATCTGCCATTCTTAGTTATCCTTTGTCACTTCGCGGAACACTTTCACATTACCGTAAAGTAAAGGTTGAACGTATCCAGTTGCTGATTCCATTTCCATGTCCCAGACATATTGACTTGCTGGTGCATCTTCTGATGTTGCATCCGCTTGCAATGCTGCTGTAGCGGTAGCAGTGAACCAGAAAGACAGAACACCGTTTGTAGCGTCAATGATGGCAAATGAAGCTGCTGCGCCTTCTTGCAAGGTACTTGCAGCAGTCTTCCGAATCTGGCCTCGAACTGTGTAACCGCTTAAATTGACAGGTTGCTGTGTTAGTGAGTTTTTAACCGTCATGGTAATCTCACCAAACGTAGCGCCTTGGCGAATTAAAAGGTCAAGCTGAGCGCCTTTAGTTCCTATAATTGGTGCAGCCATATTTAACCTTCTTTGCTTATTAATATTAAGAATAAGGTGAACTAGATTGCTCTAATTCACCCGATCTTAATACTGACCTTACTGTCTATTAAACAGTAGCGTTCTTAGTAGCACGAACGATTGCAGCTGGGCGGTGAACCAAGTGCAGCGCGTTGTGTTCTGATTCCACTTCTACGCGAGAGCCTTTAGGATCACGGTAAGTGAACATGTAGGCTTCTTCACCAAGAGTGTTAACAAGGTCAAGCTTGTTAGCTGGTGAGTAGTAAGAGATGAAGGTGTCTTCTGTACCTAGTGGTAGGTAGTAAGCATCACCAGCTGGGATCAGACGTTGAGAAACGCCATTCGCATCTTTGTACGAACCGATGTAACGGTACAGAGTCACGTCACCATGAGTGAATGAAGCATAGCGTCCGAAACGCAGGCCATTACGCAGAGGTTCTTGAGTCGAGCTGTAGAACTTGTACGCTTCTTTCACGCCAGCTTGTGCAATGTAAGCGTCGAAGTATTCTGGAGAAGCAAGGGCGATAAAGCTGCTTGGAACTTCACCTGAACCTAAGTTTTCCTGAATTGAGTCGATCACTTCGCGCTGCTTAGCTAACACATCTGTCGCTGCGTTGGCAAGGTCGAATGCAACTTCTTTACGAGTTACACCAAAGTCAGTGTAGTAGTTGCCTGCCACTGTGCCGTTTGGTGCATAAATTGTACCTGTTGTAAGGGCTTTACAACGAGCAAATTCAACTGTGATCGCGTGGCTCTTGCGGATCTTTTCGATCTTACGCATCATCACCGCAGCTTCTGTTTCAGCAGCGTCTGAACCGTAAGCACGTTTACCTTGAAGGTCTTGTGGGCTTAGGTAGTCGTCAACTGGGAAGTGAGGGATTGGGAAAGAACGCAGGTTACGAGAACCATCTGAGCTTACGTTGTTGCGTTCACCACGTACACGGTCAGGGATCAGTGTAAGAGTTTTTGAGTTCCCTTCCACTGTGATCTGGTGCTGCGTAACTGGCTCGTTACGGAAAATGCCAAGATCGTTAATAAGGCCGTATGTGTTTGGGACTAAAAGAAGTTCTTCTGTTAAGTCTGTAAGTTCAAACGGTTTATCGTATGAGCGAGTAATTGCCATATTTAAATATTCTCCAAAGAATTATTATTAGATGATTAAACGGTTTCGTTGACCAAGATACCTTTAGCTTCAAGGGCATCATAGATCGCTACTTTCTTCGGATCAGTGTCAACAGAAGCGTCTAACACTAAAGCACCTTTAGAGACAATAGCTTGACCACGCACCATCACAAGGACTTTCGCGCCAGCTGCTACAGTGAAGTCTTGCAGAACAATAGCTGCTGCTGCTTTTGAACCGTCAGCTGCTGAATCTTTAGCTACAACGTATTTGCCTGTGGCTGTAACTTTCCCAAGAACTGTACCTACTTTGTAGACAGTCCCGACTGTATCGCCTGAGTCAACAGCTGAACGGCAGTAGCCAATTGAAGGTTTGTATTCGTGTTTTACAAGGTGTGAAAAACGTGGTGTATCGGTTGCGATTAATGGCATAGAGGATTCTCCAAATTATTTGTTATATTTGTTTTCTAGCTGGGCGCGTAGAGCTGACTTCTGAACTTTTTCACCTTCAGCTGGAGAGCCAGTTTCAGTGAACAATGCAGAGTCATCTGCTTTAGCTGCTAGAGCTTTTACAACTTCAATAACAGCTTGGAAGTTATCGTCTGATAATTCGCCAACCGCTTTGAACAGCTTTTCAGCTTCTTCTTGCACTTCAACAGCTGCAAGGACTGTGTCTTGACGTGCTTTAGCAACACGTTCTTGTTCCGCTTTTTTAAACACTGCAAGAGCATCATTGGCCTTTTGCAACTCAACTTTCTGAGTGTCAAAAGCTTTCTGAACTTCGTCATACTGCGCTTTAGCGATTAATTCAGGCTGAGCTGAATCTGGCATCGGTGTATCCTCTGTGTGAATGGCTGTAGTAGCCTTACTAACAATTGCCTGAGAAGCTGGTTCAGAACCTTCCTCAGTTTTCGTAACTGGCTTTTTACCGCCATCTTGCGCTTTAGGAGTTAAAGCTTTTTCAAACCGTTCTTGCGCTTTCAGGATGCTTAGATAGTCATCTTCTGGAAGGCCAGATAAGTATTCGATTTTATTTGGTGCTGCATGAGCAGACTTTAAGATTTCAAACTTTTCAACTTGTTCTTCAACATAAGATTGGTAGTAAGAGTCTTCCGAGTCTTCTTCATCTTGCATTCCCAGCAGAGTAGCTAGGACTTTTGCATCTGAGTACCACATGTCAAAGAACTTACGAAGAAATTCTTCAAAGGATAATGTGACCTTAACCTGAGCAGCTTTCTGAAGAAACTCTGGAGTGTATTTTCCAGTTGCTTTCATAACCAGTGTGCTGTAACCGTTCGCTGCACCACCTTGATCTTTATGCACTAAAGCAAGATGAGAACCTTCTTCTGAGAAGTCAAAGTTCTTTAAGCGGCGGGTTGCTTTACGTTGTTCTGTCATTCTGTTTCCTCGTCTAAGATTTCCACCTGAGCATAACCACCAATGGAAATACCTGTTAAATTCCCTTTCTTAACTTCTTCCCAGATTTCGTCATCATAGAACTGAGTAACTACGAGCCAAGAGCCTGCTTTAAGAACCTGTTCGCCTAGCTGCATCTCAACGGGTGAAATGTAACTTTCGGCAATACTAAAGGTGTCCGTTTCAACAAGATGAAGCAGATTGGCTGTCATAGAATGACTGTTGAAATTGTGGCAAGCTTTTCTGACTTCATCGGCAGAATAGATGTCGCCGTGAAGATCAACTTCTTCAGGGGAAAGAACAAGGAATGTGGCTTGTTTCAATTCTTCGTTAACTGATTTAGCGACTCGAATTGATTGGATTGTTTGGGGGGTTTTGTTTGAAGATGTGTCCAAGTTAAATTACCTATCTAACGGTTAGATAAGTGACTTGGTAATGACTTTATTATAGCACCAAATTTCAATATGTCAACTTATTTTTATCGAAATACTGAAAATAAATAACCTAAAGTTATACGTTAGTTCACTTATTAACCTAATTTATGATTTTAAGCCTTGTTATCCAAGTTCTTTGCGGATGAATCCGTACCATCACCTTGTTTGGTTGCTGTACCTTCAAACGGTGTTGCCATGCCATCACCTGATCGGCTAGTGCTTGCTGTCAAAATATCATCCAGACTTACACCTTCTTCCAAAGCTTCAAGGCCAAGGACATCAAGTACCTTGTTGACAACTTCTGGTGTACGTGGTAGGAAGCCGATTGAACCAACACGTTGTAAGAACTTAGACACTTCTTCAAGACTAACTGCTTCTAAATCTTCAACTGCAAGAGAAGGAAGGCGAGTCATATCCCAACCATTCAGGCGCGCCATAAGCGGAACTAAATGCTGGTTCATAACGTTGCAGATCTCTTTCAACTTAGACTCAACTGCCATTGCTGCCAGTGTGCCTTTAATCGTACCTAGGGCGTAGCTGCCTGATGTTCCCTGACCCATTAAGAGAATGTCTGCGCTGAGAGCTGTTAGCATCGCGTTACAGTAATATTCTTTAATGCTCTTGGTATCGTAAGCTTTACCACCATCATTCTTAAGAAGCTCGAATTTGAAGGCTTGCTGCTTGGTATCTTGGTCATACATCAACGGAAGAACCATACCCGCTTGCTGGTTGTTGTGAGTATTGCGGACAATGTTTTGCCACATTAAATACTGAGCTTTTACAGCTGGTTCAGCATCATCTGCCATCACTTGCGGAGGAATCCATGCGATAGGCACACCAGACAAGTCACGCTGCATACCAACCGATTCAAGTTCTTCAACTGACGTTTTGTATTTCCAAGAGTAGTAGCAGCCTTTAAGCGGGCTTTCACCGATTGGACTGTCTTTCTTTTTACCAAGACGGAAAAGAAGGAACTTCTCCCGTGGTAAAGTGATCTTGTTGCCTCTTGAAGTTAGAAGGACACGCCCTGACTTCCCAACTTTAGCAACTGTCTGCGTTACGCCTACAAGCTTCTGGTTATCGTCATAGTTCCATTCTGAGATGCTGTCTTGTGAACGGATCGGCAGTTTGTGAATACCAATTTTACCGTCATTGTATTTTGAGCCTTTAGACTGCAAACGCTTACGAAGGACAATTTCATTGACACAGAACCCGTAGGTGTTCATGCTTGACACTTCTTGAATGAAGTCCTGCCATGAATGTTCCATGTCGTCTAGGCACTCTTGCAGGAACTCTGCATACTTTGCCTGCGTTTCGTTAGCTAACGGGTGAGCTTTGAAGTTGAAGCGAGTCTTCAGCATCATGTGTTCGTAGTAGCTTAAAGCTGCCGCGATAACGCTGTCGTAAGACATTTGCTTATAAGTGACAATACTCATTGGGAATTGAAGCTCTCGCTTCATTTCTTCATGGATAATGCCTGCACTGATCTTCAAGCCATTATACCCCATTTCACTTAACTGGAAGCGGGGCATTTCAGCTGAGTTCGCTGTTGTATTCATAAAAATCTATTACCTGTTAATCTCTTGCGAATGGGTTTTCTTGCGTATATGACGCGATTGTAAAGAGAGGAATTGCCAAAGACACTCGCAGGTAGTTGAAGGCGTCAGAGGTTGCGTCCACCTGATCGTCCTTGTTCTTTCTGCTGCCGTCGAAGATCTCAAGTTCATTGAAATAAGCTTTGTTCCATTCACCTTCTACATAACGCACATGGCCTGCTTCTGAGATCGCTGCAAATGCTCCAAAGCGCGTCACCTTGTCAGTTTTAGGCTTGACTAAGCGTACCTTAAAGCCATGCTCCGCTAACTTAGCCTGTAGGCTTCTAGCGTAGCTTGAGGCGCTTGCTCCAACGTCTTCTGGAATGATGATTGTGGTATTGAAACCATCTTCATACGCTTGTTCGATGATCTTCTGCTCTACACCCATAAAGCGATCTCGGAATCGAGTCACATGTTCAATGGTGTAGATTTTGTCCTTGTCTTTTGACATGAGAACGCCAGCTGTCCAGTCAGGGTTTTTGTATGTTTCTGAAGGAATACTGCTTGCCAAGTCCCAAGCTCTTGTTCTAGCTACAGCACGGCCATTTAGATAGACCACACCTTGCAGCCAGCTTTGCTTGAAATAGCCTGACTTTTCTTCTTTCGCTGTCCATGAACCATACAGAAGACGGTCACGTTCTACGCGGGATTGGTTCTTTAACTGTGTGATGTACGAAGGAGGAATGAATGGGTTGTCAAGGCAGGTGCTTCCGATAACCATCATAGACATCACGCCGTTATCTTCTGCTGTACCGTGAACTGCTTCCGCTTCTTCTTTCGTTTCGTACCAGATCATGTTGCCAGCTTCATCTTTCGAGAAGTAGCGGATATTGCCGCGCTTCGCTGGATCTGGAATACCTGTCTCTGGATCTAACCAACCCCAAACCCAATCTTTTAAGAAGGACTCGTTGTGAGGGTTAGTCGCCATACAGACGGTGCATTTATGCTTTACCTTAGTGTTACGGTTACGACCAATAAGGTAGGTAATCATTTCTTCAGTAAATTCTGTTGCTTCGTCGAACCCGATGAAGTCTGCTTGCAAACCTTTAAACTTTTCCTTCGCAGCTTCGTTTTCATAGTGTGAGAACTTCAGTGAAGCTCCGTTAGAAAAGATCAGCTTTTTGTCCCGAAGGCGGACTTTTAATTTCTTGTCAATCTTTGAGTAAAGCGCAATAGCTTCTTCCCATAGACCACCTTGAGTCTCGATCTGAGTTAAGGTTCTACGGAAGATAATTCCACGGGTTTCTGGGTCGTCAATAAACCGCAAGAAACGTAAAAGGATTGAGTATGATTTACTGCTCCCTGCCGAACCACTTGCGATAGTAATATCTGCATCTGAGTGAATAAACAACTCTTGTGGTACGCTGGCAGGGGCAATAATCTCAGGTGTTCTAGTCATTACCCCTCCTAGTTATTTGACTACACGCAATGACACGATTGGTGCAGGTTCAAGTTCATCCCGATCTACGTCATCATCATTGTTTCTAGTGTTTTCTGGTTTATAAACTTCATTCATAAGGATTTCATATTCTTTAAGAATGAAGGCGATTGCTTTCATTTTTGTAGCTTCTGAGGTTGAGTCTGCATCCAGCAGATTCTCAAGCTTGAGCATGGCCTTCTTAGTAAGAGGCTTCAGCCGTCTTAAGATCTGCTTAAATTCTGCATCCCTCAGCTGCACACCAGAAACAGACTTGGGATTAACCAGTCTGTCTGCTGTAGGTCTACCATCTGGATTACCAGACTGGCCTTTTGGGAATGGCATTAAGCAACCCCCTCATCCACGTACAGCTGGAGTTCCGCTAAAGCCGCTTTCCAGTTGGTCTGCGTATCACCATCAAGAACAAGGCGTTCGTAAAGGTCTGCCAGATATGGCTGCAATTCAGCTGGTACAATCTGCTGACGTAAATCTGGATCACTAAAGGCAGCATAGTCTTCTGGTTTCCAAAACGCATGACAACCGTAGAAGCTGTTGCCGTTGGCGTCTTTTAGTAAGACACTTAAGTTGTTATCCCCGCAGCCATACAAAGCTGCAATCTGATTGATTTTTGGCGTTGCAGCTTCAGAGGCAATGTTTACAACTGATAAATTGAATGAACTAGACACTTAAGGTTACTCCCGTGTTTTTAGCTATAAGTTTTTCAAAGGCTAAGGTATCTGGATCACTGATCAGCTTACCTACACAGACCAAGTTATAAAGTTGACCTGAGAACGATAAACCTGTCCCTGCGCGTCTTCCGATGTACAGTGGATATTTGCCAAATGAACCTGTCCCTTGATCAAGGGTTGATGAAGATGCACTGGTTGCGTTTACACGCAGTCTAACGCTGTCGTTTGGGATATCATCTGCTGCACTCATAACAAAGCTTGTTGGTGACGCTAAGCTTGTGTTCGTTGCCGATGCGTTTGACGTCCCTCTGAACAGTGCTGCAACAGCTGGTGATGCTGCTACGTTTGGCGCTGCCAAGTAGAATGCACCTTTGGAAGTGTTAGCGTTTGTGCTAAGTTCTGCAACAATACCTACAGTGGCGTCAGATAGCTTTCGAATACCTGCAAAGAGGCTCAGCTTATCCGTTGCTGTCAGATCAATATCACCAGTCTGTAAGAAGTCGTCGATACCATCAAACTTCAAATACCAGCAGTCAGGTTGACCAGCTTCAGTCACATCAAGAGCCGTTACCGTTTTCTGGTATGTAGTGGCTGTTAAGCCTACTTCCTGCTGAGGCTGCCAGATATGGATTGACGCCTGATCTGCTGTTGCAAATGTCCCGCGTAAACTAAGACACATAACTGCGGATGTTGAAGTCGAACTGGCGATCTTGATGGTGAACTTTTGCCATGTACCTGTGACGGTCAAGATACTTGATGTACCGCTGTCTGGTGTTGCACCGTTAAAGTCCATGCGGAACTGTTTAGTTGAACTGTCTGAAGTTCGAAGCCAAATAGTTGCTGTGTAACTTGAACCTACGCTTGTTGGGTTTGAAGCTGGCGGGATGAAGAACAGGTTGCTGCTGTCGCCGATAGCTGTTCCAGCACCTTTGTCAAAAGTAGCTAGTGTAGCTGTACTCGTACCATCTGGAGCTAAAACTCCGTAAGTAAGAACTGGCGTTGTCCCTGTACCTACAGCTGTCCCTTGCCATTTTGTAGGATCTTCAGAGTACGGTAGAAGGTTTCTTATACCGATGAAAGGGTGCCGGCCTAGTGTTGGGCGGGAAGCTGAAATAGCCTGACTTGCGTGGTTTCCTGCAAGCTCTTTAGCAGAAGCTGCTGTAATAGTTGCTGAACATACGAAACCAACACCTGAGTTGCGGAGATAGTAGTTACCTCTCCCTGAAGCGATTGTAGTATATGTCCCAGCTTGTGTAATTGGAAGGGCTTTCCCCGCCGCGCCATTTTCTAATGAAAGTGTCCCAGTTATTGCTGAAATGGTGATCGAGAATAGGTAAAACTTCTTAGGATCTAGTGTACCTGACTCACAACTAAGAATACCATTACCATTAGCCGAGAATACAAGTGAGCTTCCATTTGAGGTCACTGTTCCATTACCAGTTTGCCCTGCTGTAATCCAGCCAGTCATACTTGACACTGGAGATAGCTTTTCAGAACTTAGAGCCAAACCTTTCGATTTATCTAAGAGCAACCCAACTGGCTGTCCAGCTGCTGCTGGAATTGTCCCTGCTGAATCTTGGTACATTGAAGATAAATCGCTTGGTTCAAATGAAAACCCATTCGCGTCTGCAAAAGACTTGTAATTTAAACTGTCTAAGCTTGCTGCTCCAGCTCGTCGATCAAGGTTATCAACTAGCTCAACTTTTTCACGAACAGTCAAATCCCGATCAATAACAACCAGTCCTGCATGTGATGTATTGTCTACATAGTTTGCTGGGATTGTTTGGTTGAATGAAATCTTTGTCCCTAGGTTTGGAATAGCTCGGAAAACTGTACAACCAGTCAGTTGACTTGGCAAGGTTGTCGTCAAGTTGTCATCAATACCGTCAAAGATGATCTTCCCGTTCTGGTAAAGAGGCCGCTGTGCAGATGTAGATTGGTAAGCGTGAACACCATTTAGCTTCTTAACACTTAGTTCAGAAACTGTCAGTGTTCCTGTTTGTGTCCCATCTGCTAAGACGTTGATAACAGGTGCTGTTGCAATCTGGATGCCACTAAACACACCAGTAAGCGGATCATAGTTCAACTGGTTGACTCCGCCAGATGTTGCAAGGCGCAGGCCATTGACTTTACCGTTTCCTGTAATCTTCCCTTGTACAAGGTAATGCTCACCTGTCACAAGGCCAAGGTTTACGCTTAAGCGTGGATACCCGTTGACAGTACCAGCGGTTGTAATTGTAACTGAACGTGTTGCTGCGTTATGCGTATAAACAGCTCCACCTGTACCCGCTTCAATAGTTGAAGGTTGGTTGGCAAAGAGTTCAGCACCAAGAGAAAGGCCACGGCTTTTATCAAGCATTAAACCTACAGGTTGACTTGAACCTGAAAGCGGAAATGCTCCCGATGAATCTTGATAAAGAGTAAGGGCTGGATATTCTAAAGGGATTGTTCGGAAAGGTTGATATTCTGAAACTGCGCTTGCCTTCTCAAGCTGGAAGCCTGAAACAACAATCGGTTTTACCGAGTTGCCTACATATTTCTTTACACCAAAATTAGTCGTTGCAGCTGCCCCAACAGGTACAATACCTATAGCACGGTAGAGACCATTTCCCATGGAAATTAGGGAAGTATTTGCGCTTGTAATCACAGTTCCCTTAGCTACAAGGCAAAAGTCCGTTGTTGCAGAACTGCTTGAATCTCCAAGGACAGGGACTGTTCCATCAAGTGTCCGTACAAAACATGAGAACACATAGGGACTGTCAGCTGCAAAACTAATTTCTTTGTAAACAACAGTTCCAACAGCATTGTTGTCTATACGAATACCCGTACCTTCATTTAATCCCGCGAAGGTAGTGGCAGAGATTGTTCCAAATCTTGTGTTTACATCTGAAATGCCATTGCGGAACTCGGTTTCAGTTAGAAGATTTCTGCGCAAGGCCACTTTAGCTACAGTAGAGTCTAAAGGATCGTATGCAAAGCCTTTTTCATTATTTGCATACAGTTTTTTAAGCAGCTGGCTAAGGCTGCGGTCTTTTGATCCTAAGACATTTGCACTGAGAGTGCTTAGGTTAAAACCACCGATATTGACAACTTTAGATGATTGCAGCATAGCCCCTCCGTTTAATTAAATAGTTCATGATTATTCTTCTTCCAATACAACCAGTTCAATCGGGTCTTCTGTAGGCGACCAAGCCCATAGAGCAAAGCCAGCTGTGACCGAAAGATCACCATGAAGAATCTGGCAATAAGGTGTAGTGCTGGTGTTTGGAGCTGTAGGGGATAATGTGAAACGAGTAAAACGTCCACGAATTTCTTGAATGTAAGCGGATTTAAGGCCACTTAAAATTTTGACTGGTGTTGGTGTTAATGTGTATTTTATTGAAGCCATTTAAATTACCGTTTCGGTTAGTAAGGTGGATTTCTGGAAGGGGTTACATTTCCGAAGTAAAGTCGCTGGGCTACAAATTCCTCTAACTGATAGGTTTTCATATCGTAGTCGTCAGTATTGCGCAGATCTTTGTTCACTTCGTTTCTGCAGGTGTTGCAGAAAGTTTCTTCGATCTTCGTGCCATCGGGGAGAGTTCTGTATCCTGTAGTTCTAACAAGGATTCTGTTGCAGCAAGCACATCTCATAAAATACCTGAATGTGGTACTTCCGACAGGGATCGAACCTGAATCAAGCCGTTATCTACGGTAAGCGGTTATAAATCGCCTTGCTTTCCATAAGCTACGGAAGTAGGTTAAGTTGAATGAAGCTTGCATTGCACAAGCAGATTATAATGTTGACTAGGTGCGTACAAATAGCTTCCTATGACTCGTGTCGATTTAGGCCGAAGGCTCTATTACAGGCTTGCGGGTCACTACCGCTGATTACCATGTTGTCGCATGGATTTAGTCAACAAAGAGGGGAAATTTTAGATAAAAAAAATTTACTAAGTCTAAGAACGTTATTGGAATGTTTTCTGAATCCCCGTTGCTAGACTTAGTAAATTTAAATTTTAAAGGGCTGAGATTAAACCCTTTATTAACCGTCTTGAGAGGATTATTGCTTCCCTCCTTATCCACAAGCTTTTAACTTGTCTCGGTCAGTGCTAGTCAGTTGAGCTAACCACCCTATAACATTAAAACTACTCTCCTACTAATCACTCTGCGCTAGTATGCCTACCAAACACAAAACTTTCATAGAAATATCTAAAACCTTTCGAGCCTTAGATGCAGCTGACAACCAGCTACTATGTAAGCACTTTTCATTTTAATGTGCGAAACACTTTTGAAAAAGATTACCTTTAATCGAAAGTTAGTTTAATTGGTTATACCTAGTGGTTTCGCTGTAGTTAACAAACCTTTTGAGTCCATCAATCCTACACTAGATATTGTGCTTTATCATGCACGTTGTTTTAAGCTTGCACCGCAGATGTTGGTACATCTAGCATCTAGGCTCAGCACCACCTGATTACCTAACTTGCATCTTTTAACAATACAGTAAAGCGTTCCTGTTTGACGACAAGCTTCGCTCTAAAGCTACAAGTTCTCTTATTGTCTCTCGACTCAAAAGCATTACGCCTTCAACCTCTACCGCACCGATTAGCTCTGGCTTCAGTTGATACCTTGTTTGCATACTCAATAGCGCAGGCATTGCACCTGAACTACGCCCCAGATACCATCTGGAACTTTATCCTGTTTTGCAGTTTATCTAAGACTATATGCAGCCTATTAAA